TCAGACCTTTAATAAGCAGTAGACAACTTCGAGCAACAACTCATCTTGATTACTTACTTTCGCACATAAGCCATCATCATTAGCTTGTTGAAGCAAGGCTTCTATATACGTCGAGTCATCGTTATAGTTATCTTCGTCAATTTTGATATGGGACTGCTTGAATAAGTCTGTAATTTCAATGTCCAAGGCACTCATAAAGCCCGCTCGGCGTAATGCAAGTAAGGCTAGTTTTCCTTTGAAAGTACGCTTCTTCTTTGATTTCCAACCTAAATCATTAGCTAAGTCGTCGAAATCACTTTTTAAGTCATCAACACAGGGGTGACTTGAATGCAGAGAAAGTACTTTATGAACTTCCGTAGAAGTGAGTGACTTTTTATCAATAAGCCTTACCCAATCCTTGTAATCATACTCTATGCGGCCTATTCGCCCCATTTCATCAACAACAGAGCGATAGATGTTTACTGGATTACACAAAGCCCCGGGGAATAAGGATTCGACGAGCCGAGCAAATTGAGATAATACATAGTCTTCCTGATTTTTGAGTTGTATCTCAGGAACTATGAATTGTAGGTGCTCTGGTAATACATCAATACCTAACTCGGCGTTTATATTTTCGGTCAACTTAGCCAGATCAATCTCAGCAATATCACCTACTTTGAGCACATCCAGCTTAAGATCTTTATTAACCTTGAAATTAAATCCACTTGATGAAACTAACCCGATCTTGGTGATACGATCTTCATATTCAGTATTGATGCAAGAGCTCAGTAACTTACCAAGAACGGAATTCTTTAGTTCTTTATTCGTGCCTTTTTTTCTCTTTGTTAAAGCTGCTGATGTAAAAGTCGCGCCCTGATTCTTGACTTGGTAAAACTCAAACTTAGCTAGTTTAGCGTCTAAACTATCCGCAATAACGATATCTTCATGATACTCAATTAGCAGAGCATACTCTTTGTTATTTTTATGCTTTTCAATAACTTCGCACAGCGCCCAATGGAATTGAAAGTTATATTTTCCAAAGGTGCTTGCTCCTGCGAATTCTCGTTGGGCTGCTGCGAGTGGATTGTCTGCCATATGCTCTATACCAACCAAAAAATGACTACTCTTTTAAGTGCGCATAAGCATATGACATTAGTTGAAATTAAGCTATTGAAGATCCTTAACATCAGTTGGTTACGGACTATTTTGAGATCTAACCGCAAGCTGAAGTCAAAAGTGGCAAGGCGACGAAAAGCATAAGAAAATGTAGGCCAAATCTCAAACTAGGTAATGTCATGAAGCCTATCACTAGCAAGGAATGGGGCAAAACTGTGCCAGAGCCAGAGCCAGAGCCAGAGCCAGAGCCAGCAGTGCTCTAGACATTTTTCGACTAGCGCTTTTGCTAAATTGGTAGGATCGGATGAGGAGAGGTATAGCTCAACTGGCATTTTTAGAATGATCTCCAAACTGAAGCAAAAAAACTTTGCACAGAAGACTGGTCAATTCAAATTGTTTAGGAGTATTCGATTATTTGATGCCACTCTCTGATCATCTTGGTGTTATGCAATAAAGTGTAGCACAACAAGATGAATAAGTTATTGGAAATCAGATGGCTAAAGTCGAAATGCAGTTATTGCTGTACCAATTCTTGCGGAAGCATCAAACAGAGAGTTCAACTTTCACCAAAGAAGAGCTTATCGCGCATGTAGGCTGGAAGCCAAGTACATTCAAATCTTACTACGGGAAGGGTCAGATAACTCAATTCTTAGCAGAGATTGGAGTTAATACATACGAAGCAATCAATGTACTAGATGTAAGTTTTATCGAGTTCAAAAAGCGTTTATCTCAGAGTAAGCACTATCAAGAGCTAGGTCATAAATGTAAATCTAACTTAGCTAAAGCCCTGCTCAAAAAGTCCAAAGATAACATGATGCTTGCATTAGAGCTTTACAACAGACCGTCACTTGAAAACAAGTTAGATGGATTTGTAATGATGTACTCAACTGCTTGGGAGCAGCTTCTGAAAGCAATAATCATTGAGCGAGATGGTGAAGAAGCGGTATTCGAGAAAGCGAATAAACAAGGCGTAAAGAAAACAATATCTTTGAGGCAATGCTTGGATAAATTGTTCAAAGAAAATGACAATGTAAGAAAGAATATCTCTCGTATAGCTGATTGGCGTGATGGTGCTGTTCATCTACTTATGCCTGAGCTTCAAGGGTTGGCTTCTCGCATATTCCAATCTGGTGTGCTGAATTATTCATCTAAGTTTCAGGAGTTTGCAGAGGTACCATTTATGCGCTCTCAGCATGCTGGAATGATATCACTAGTTGGTGATTTTAAGATGCCACCAGAGCCAGTGTTGCGATCATTGTATGGTAAGGTAGCGGAAGATATGCTCGAACTAGCTAAAACGGTGCAAGATGAAATCGAGAAAGAAGATGATATTGAGTTCGCTATACCGATTAACGTATCACTTGTGTATGCTCGTGATGAGAAAGACAGTCAGATAATACTTGCTGCAGCTAACGGTAAAGCTCAGGACTTGGAGCAGTTGAAAAAGGCTCTTGTAGTTGAGAAGCAAGTAGATCCAGAGAAAACTCATACTTTCACTCAAAAGACTGCTATTGATGCTATTAATAAGACCCTTCATGCTAACTACGATATGGCAAAACTAGAAAAGTGCTTAGTAGCTCGAGACAAAAAGGGAAAGCCAACAATAAATAGTCATTGCTTCCAAGCTGCAGTCTCAAAGCTGAACTGGAAAGCAACTTGTAACAAGCACCACCACTATCAAAAGATATCTAACACACATATTTATTCCCAAGATGCGGTTGATGAGCTCGTTAGGCAAATTACGACGAAGGATAATTTTATCAAGCAAGCAAAATCTCAAGCTAAGAAGAAAAGAAATAAACAGGCTGCTCTTGCTTAATATTTTCGATATGGCTCTTTTTGATATTGGCTAGGAGCCAGTTATTAATCTCCCTCTAATTTTTAGGCCGACTACTTGCATTAGAAAAAGTAACCCGACTAAGTGTCACGCAATTTGACAATGGTGTTAGTGCTAACAACGAATGGAGCAAAAGTTTGTTGTCATACCCACTTGTTTGGTCATGTACAGTTTCGATACTCCATTCTATAGGTTCAAAAAACCGCCTAATTGGCGGTTATTGATTCCTGACTCTTTCTAGCTCTTGCCATACCCGTTCGGATTCTTTCTTGTTCGACTCAACCAGCCATTTACCATAGACCCTTGCGACCATGGTGATATCTGCGTGACCCATTTGTTGTGCCAAGTAACTTACGTTGACGTTAGCATGGGTGATCATCCAACTGGCGTAGGTATGTCGCAGTTGATACTGATTACGGTAACGGACACTTCCTTTTTTACACAGTGCCGTCCACATTCGGCCTAGTGCTCGTTTGCCGTAATAGTCATAACCACTGACCTTCTGCTCCCGAACGACTTTGGGATTAAACACAAAACGCAGAGACTCTTTTCTGTAGGCCTGACCGGGTAATTCGACATCGTACTCTTTAGGCTCGAACGAGTAGGTTAAATATTGTTGAGCTTTTAAAGCATCTAAAGCTGGTGGTAGTAGGTCAACAAACCGCTCTTTGTCTGTTTTGGTGGTTTTTAATCCGCGCATATCATAAGTCGAACGGCGGATATGAATCGTTTTATTCTCAAAATCCACATCCTCCCACGCCAGTGCACAAAGCTCGCCACTACGTATGCCACTATAGACAAGCAAAGTCACGATATTGCGGTGCTGCAGTTGGTGGCAGTGTTTCAAAATGTTGTCGATCTCCGCCATCGAAAAGGGTTGAATATCGACTTCGCTTTCTTTCACCCTTTGCAAAACCTTGGACAAATCGCGACTGACGTATTCCATTTTATAGAGCCAAGCAAGGAAAGCGTTGATTGTCACCAGATTTCGGTTAATGGTGCGCCCCGTTTTTCCTTTAACGAGTTCTTGGCGAAACTCCGTCAAAGTGCGTGGTGAAAGAGTGTCGCTACTTCTTGTTTTGCCATATATTTCAATAAAATCTCTTAACACCCAATCATATCTTTGCAACGTAGATCGGCGGATATCGTGATCTTTCGAGGCAAGGAATTGCTTTGTGAGTTGTAGCAAGTTTTTTGCTTGCGGTACACCTGATGCATGTTTCGACTCTGGAAAATGCGCGGAGTAGTTAAAAGTCCCGATTTTCATTTCATAGAGAATGGCTTCTCTTTTCTGTCTAGCAAAGTTTATGTTTTGTTTGTTTGGTGTTAGACCTAAGGATTCCCTATATCTTTTGCCGTTATAGTAAAAGACGATCCTTAAGCTGTTGCCATGTACTTCAATGCCTGATGGAAGATTATCCGTTATTTGGTTCGATGCCATTTATTCCACTCCTCAATATCAATCATCCAAGTACCACGAATTTTTTTCATGACCGTTGATGGATAAAACCCATCGAGAGCTTTCTCTCTTAGCGTCTTTGCACTGAGGCCTATGACCTCGGCTGCTTTTTTAAGAGTGATGATGGAAATTTGTGATTGACTCATATTGCCTACCTTTCGATGCCATATTGTTCACCAATCTTTTTGGTGGAGTGCATTGCGCCAAGCTTTTTAGCGAGTGGAGCGGCATCATTGGCAAACATGTTGAGAAATGATGGTGTAATCGTGATTTCTGCAGGGCATTCGCGGCTTAACCCCCAGCTATCGTCAGTGGGATAAAGCGTTAGCGCGATTACTGAACGATGTAAGCGTTGGCTAAAGTAAGGTGGTGAAGTGGTTACTGTTCCGTATTGGGTATCAATGGTTGCCGCCATGGATATTTCCTCGCATTGTAATTTTGGACTATGAGCAATAGTTGCCCTTGATATGCGCCATTAGTCTCGCAGCAGTATTAAATATTACATATTGGAATTTAATTGTAAATTACAAATTGGAGTTTTTTGGTTTTTTACTAGATAGGGGATGTCTGATTGTTACAATTTGGGCAATAAAAAACCGCCTTGCTTGGCGGTTCGTATCTAGTGGGAGGTCGCTAAAAGAGTTTTAACTTTGCATCAATAACAACACCGATAATTTTACAGTTACCATTAACGGCGATGGCGTTATAGGAGGGGTTGAGCGGTTTTAAGTACTTCTGACCAGCATCAATAACTAGTTTTTTGAATGTTGCTTCATTCACATCAGTCAGCTTGGCCACAACCAGAGAACCATTCTGATGATCTCGCTCCGTATCTACCAGAACAAGAGTGCCTTCAGGAAAACTGACTCCTACGCCAGATGTCATAGAGTCACCTTCAACTCTCAACCAAAAGCAGCGTTCACTTGTTCGTTCAGTCGTTTCGTACCACTCATTAATTTCCTCAGCTGTATAAGGCTCAATTGCTTCTGACCACATTCCTGCTTGTACTGAACTTAAAACGGGGAAGGACTTCTGGTACGAAGGTTGTATTTGGGGACGTGAAATATTCGCCCATGCTTCATCGGGATACTCCACTAATCCATCAGAATTTAGAGTGACGTGGTCTAACCCTACGATTTTCATCATAGCGGCTATCTCTTCGATACTCGGCTTACGATTTCCACCCAGCCAATGAGCAATCGCGCTTTGGGATTTGTCCAAACGCTCTGCAAGCACGGCTTGAGTGATGCCGTTATCTTTCATTCTGGCCTTAACCAGATCTTTCCAATCCATCTTCATAACGATGATTATTACTTAATGTAATTACACTTGAAACATCCAAAATGTAATTTATCTTGTTTTTATAAATTCCATTTCGTAATCTTTATGCGTATTCCTATGGAGGCAAAATGTTTACATGACCAATATCAAGCAGATTCTTAAAAACATTGGCAAGTCACAGGGATTGCTTGCGAAAAGTATCGGTATTTCCCAAGGGGCCGTAAATCACTATGCCAATGGTAATCGTAAGCCTAGCTACGAGATGGCATGGAAAATTGTTAAAGCTTTGAATGAACTAGGAGCAAGTTGTTCATTCGATGATGTTTTTCCTGAGCCAGCTTTTGAGGCGCGGCAGGAAACAAAGTGTGGTTAGTCGTTGATCTATCAAGCTAACAGTAAATCTAGAGGTACAGAGCATGAGAACAAGCTCATTTTGGACCACAGTGGAGCAGCTTGCCTGTATCACGGTGAATACCTGTCGCGTAGCGTTATCGCAGGGGCAGGAGACATTAACTTTCGAAAGAGATCAAATTCAGCGATTGAAGGATAAGTGTGAGCATTACCTTCGAGTATTGGATGAGGAAAGAGAGTTGGCTTTAAACCGCGGCAACGGTTTAAAGCCGAGTGAAAAGTCTTGCGAGGAAATTTCACATACCACTTCGGAGAAGCAGTGATGGGAAGAATAGCATTAAGAGCTCGGATTGAGAATCTTCAATGGCGTCTGTTCAAGGTTGAGAAAGGTCAGCTAACCGAGATTACCTACGACGAAATGGCTGACCTTTATGAAGCTAAGCGTCTGTATGTCAAAGCTGTCTATGAGGGGTTGGTCCGTGGTTAGAAAGAGGATGCCATGTTTTCCGTACCGAATGCTCGGTGAGTGGATCTGGTTGGTGGCAAGCTTACTTCATCACTTTCTGATTGCGAGGAAACGGGCTTTCTATTGGCCATGGGGAACTATTCGTAGACGGCCAGTGGCTTTGGATAGATTGATCATTGAGGTAATACGATGTCCGTTAAGGTAATGAGCTACGTATGGGATATTTCTCTTTTCAAGGGCTCTGACAAACTCATTATGCTTTGTCTGGCGGATCATGCTGATGATGCCGGCGTGTGCTGGCCTTCCATTGAAACCATCGCCCGTAAAAGTGGTGTCTCACCAACTACAGTCAAAGCAACCTTGAAGAAGTTGGAAGCGGGGGGCTGGATTGTTAAACGAAACCAGTTCAAGAAAGCCGATTCAGGTCGATTAGTGCGTTCCAATAACCAGTATCAACTGCCCGTGAAGCGATTGAAATCTACCGCCGATGAACAGTCGGATTTCGAACAGACGGATTTCGTCCATTCAAAACTCGAACATTCGAAATACGAACAGACGAATTTACCCGAGGGGGTAGGTCAGATCTCGGCTGGGGGTAGGTCGAATTTCGGCTATAAACCATCAATAGATCCATTATTAGATCCACCAGAAGATGATGCGCCGCTTTTCAGTGCTCAAACTGATCCTATTTTGGATCCGGTTGTGTTTGAGATCCCACTCAAAGGTAAAAATGTTTCGTATCAGGTGACTCAATCTCAGTTGGTGGAATGGCGCTCGCTCTATCCTGCCGTTGATATTCACCAACAGCTTCGCAACATGATCGGTTGGTGTCAGGCAAACCCAACACGCCAGAAAACTGCGCAAGGGATCCAGCGATTTATCCACGCTTGGCTTTGCAAAGAGCAAGACAAGGGGCGAATCGTCGCGGTGTCTCAGGCTGCGGCAAAGCCCATTGATGATGCGCAGTTGTTGAAGCGAAAGATCCAGCAAATTGAAATCGATATTAATAACGAGAACGTCGCGCTGATTTCATTTAAACAGCGCAAGTCCGCGGTATCAGAGCAGGCTGCGCAATCGGCGGAGCGTAAAATCAAAGCCATGATGGCTCAACGAGAAAGTTGGCTTCGAGAGCTTTCGGTGCGAGCGAATGAGCCTTGATGTAATGAGCCCATACCGTTTTGCCATTTTTAGACCATATTCTCAGAGTAAGGAGTCACGACAGTGAGTAAAAAGCTTGAGCTTTTAACACTATTAAGCGCCGCAAGAACCATGAAATGGGAAGAGTCTGTCAGTAAAAATGGACCGACCAAAGAGCAGCTTCTTGGTGCGATGGGCTTAGCGCAGCGCGATAATCCTATTGGTATGGCAATCCTTAATGCCAAATACTTGCATTGTGCTTATTCGTTGGTGGTATTGATGGATTTTCTTGGCTCACTGGAGATTCATCGCTTAGAGATCGCTTTGGCTTCGAATGAGCTTAAACATTTGCATTATCTGGTCATGGCGGATGTGTTGAATGTTCCGATAGACAGTCAGCAAGCTCGTTTGGCTTCAGTTTGGCGACGATACAGCGCCTACGCAGCGAGGACCCAGAAATCGATTGAAGCACTTAGTAAAGCCACGCGCTCGATGGAGCGAGCAATTGAGATCAAAACCAATCCATTTGAGAGCAGTCGTTTGCAGGCCAACATTGTGTCACACCAAACGCGTATTGACGCGCAGAAGCAGCTATTGGCCGATTACGCACAGAAAAAGGCGGCAGAATCAGCAAAATGTCCGCGTTGCAAAGCAACAGGTGTTATTCCCAAAACGCAGCGACCTTGTGAGAGTTGTGATGGTGTAGGTGAGTTTCGAACGACGGAAGCGGATTGGAAAGCCTCATTTTTGGGAGCAGCTTTGCCGACTCACAAAGAGCTTATTATTCGTCATTGGCCTGCGATTATTCGCCTACTTCAAGAGTGGAGAACGCAATTGTATCGGCATGAAGCCGAGGCACTTTCGACGCTTGAAAAGCGCTTATCTGCTGAGTTCGAAGATTGAGTAAACTCGAGTCGCTCATTGATATGACAAGGTAATTGCGGTAGATTTTCCAACAATAGCGAGGCTGCATCTTTTGATGCGGCCTTTTTTATTGCTCGCAATTCGGAGCCTTAATGATGGCAAAACGAGATTGGAAAGCGCTGCAACAAGAGTACAAACTCGCGTTTGAACAAACAGGCATCACAATCAAAGCGTGGTGCAATCAAAACCAAATCAATTACAACACGGCGCGTCGATATCTGCAGGTGTTGAATTCGCCACTCGAAAACAGCGAAAACCCAGCAAAAAACGTTCAATCCCCACGTGCTATCACTTCTTCTCCCGATGTGGAACGGCTCGCTCAATGTGATCAGTTAGGAGGGAGTAGGGAAGAAAAGGGTTTTAAATCAAAAGGTAAGGGTGAAAAAGCATCAGTGATCAGTGAAAGTGATCAGTTCACTGATCACGTGACTGATCAACACTCACCGAAACCGACCCATGCGCAATTTTTACAGCGTGTTTTGCATCTAGATACGACTCATCAACGCGATGAAAGTGGGCGGTTTATTCATGGCAACCAGTGCTCAACCAAACACAATGGCTATGCACAGCGCTTAAATGATCCAGATGCCATTTTTGATGCAGCGAACTCGGATATTGACCACGAGATTGTGTTTTGTCGGGCGCGGGTGCTGAAAGCCATGGAAACCTACCAGAAGATAGGAGCAGAGCTTGGTAAGGAAGGCTTGGCGCTTGCTGAACGCGTCAAACTGTATGAGCTCTACGTCAGCACCGACAACATTGTTGATAGAAACATGGCGCGCGTGGAATCTCTACTGCGAACCAAAGCTCAGGTGAAGAAAACGGAATTGGAAGCTGAGCGGATTGCACAAGAGTCTGCTGGGCTTGGAACTGCAATTGCCGACATTGTGCAAGAAATTCAAGAGATGGGATCGGACGGGTTCGTACTGAATGATTAACCTTGGTTCCGTCCCCCAAGAGCAGATAAGCGCGCAGGATCGCGCTTTTCTTTTTTCTCGACTGAGCAATAAGTGGTGGCGGCTCAATCATCTTTACAAGATAGAGAATGAAGATGGCGAGCTGGTGACGTTCAAGCTTCGCCCTGCCCAAGCATTACTGTTTAAGATGATGGGCCATCGCAACATTATCCTAAAAGCGCGCCAGCTTGGTTTTTCGACCGCCATTGATATCTACCTACTCGATGAAGCGCTATTCAATAAACGGCTTAAGTGCGGCATCGTCGCGCAGGACAAACAAGCTGCGGGGGAGATTTTCAGAACCAAAGTGGAAGTGCCTTACGACAACCTTCCGGCATGGCTTAAAGCGGCAATCCCAACAGAAGAGCGTAAGAGTGGAGCCAATGGTGGGCGCATGGTGTTTAAGAACGGCTCAAGTATTCAGGTCGCCACCTCCTTTCGTTCCGGTACTGTGCAGCGCTTGCATATTTCTGAGCATGGCAAAATTTGTGCGAAATACCCACACAAAGCTAAAGAGGTGAAAACGGGTACGCTTAACGCGATACATCAGAATGCGATCTGTTTTATTGAGTCCACGGCAGAAGGTGTCGGGGGCGATTTTTATACCATGTGCATGCGCGCCATGGAGCAAGCCAAAAGTGGAGTAGAGCTGAGTCGCGAGGATTATCAGTTTCATTTTTTCGCATGGTGGCAAGATCCAAAATACCGCTCAAAAGTACCGATAAATGGACTCGTTGTGCCGAAAGTGATGGCTGAGTACTTTTCCGGAGTCGAAAAATCGATGGGCTGCCAGCTCGATGATGAGCAAAAGCAGTGGTATTTAGAAAAAGAAGCCATGCAGGGCGAGGAGATGAAACAGGAATTCCCGTCAACGCCGCTGGAGGCGTTTTTAACCTCAGGGCGTCGGGTGTTCAATCCTGTTCATATTATGGCCGCGGAAGCGGATGTTCTTGCCCCCTTCTTGGTCTATGACCTTGAGCCTATGACGGGAAACCTAACTCGGGTGCACTCGATAGAGAGTCACGATCCGCTTCGCATGCAGCGTAATGCGATGAACCTTTTGCTGATGTGGGAAATGTTTGATGAGGATGAAGAGTATGCGCTGGGTGTGGATATTGCCGAAGGGCTAGAGCATGGCGACCGCAGTAGTATCGATGTTGTGAAAAAATCCGATGGTGAGCAAGTGGCCCACTGGTTTGGCTATATCGATGCTGAGTTATTGGCTTATCTGGTTAAACATATCGCGATTTTATACGGCAACGCTTACGTAATGCCTGAGCGTAATAACCACGGCCATGCCTTTATTCAAAAGCTTCGAGAAATCTACCCCACACCTTACATCTATTCAGAGCAATACCTAGATCGCGACAACGATGATGAGACGGTCAAGCTCGGCTGGTTAACCACCAAACAATCCAAACCTATCCTCACGGAAGGCATGAAGACGCTCTTTCAAAACGGCGTCTCTGGCATTCGTTGGATGGGGACTATTTCGGAATACCACAGCTATGTGTACGACAAAAAGGGAGCGATGAACGCTCAGGAAGGGTGTTTTGATGATCAAGTGATGAGTCATATGCTCGCCCAAGAAGCCCGTGCACGTATGCCAAAGCGTGTGAAGTCAGAAGACCTCAAACGCGATCCTTCTAACAATCATTGGCAGACCAAATGATGCAACACGCAAAACTCGATACTTTTATGCTGCGTATTCTCTCCGATATTGATGGCCAACCTGACTGGCGCAGTGCTGCTAAAGTTGCCACCGCGTACTACGATGGCGATCAGCTTGATCCGAGAGTCAAAGACAAGCTTAAACAGCGTGGCCAGCCCACCACAATCCATAACCTTATTGCGCCGACCATTGATGGTGTCCTCGGGATGGAAGCCAAAACGCGCACCGACCTTTTGGTGTGCGCAGATGATCCCGATGAACAAATGGAACTGATGGCGGAAGCCGTGAATGCCGAGTTTGCGGATGCGGCTCGCCTAGGTCGGCTCGATAAAGCACGCTCAGAGGCGTATGGGTCACAAATCAAAGCGGGTGTGGGTTTTGTTGAGGCATACCGAAATCCCAACCCGTTCGGGCCTAAATACAAAATCAAGCTTATCCCTCGTGATGAAGTGTTTTGGGACTGGTTCTCCACTGAACCCGACTGGAGCGATTGTCGTTGGGTGATGCGTATGCGCTGGATCGATATTGATGAGCTCGCGAGTTTGGTTCCCCATAAAGCGAAGGTACTGGAATACGCGAAAAAGGATTGGCGTGGATTTGTTGATGTCGAAAATCTCGAAGGGCTCGACCCACTGTTGACCAGTGCGCATGAGGCATTTAATCACTGGTCACGGGATCATTCGGAGTACTTATCCCATAACCGTGAGCGTATTCGTTTGCAGATTGTGTATGTGCGTCATATAGAACGCAAAGCCGTGCTTGAAACCCAAGATGGGCGTGTGATGGAGTTTGACCCGAACGATCTGGCTCATGCGATGGCACTGGCGATGGAGAGAGCCACATTGCGGCAGGCTCAAGTCAGCCGGATTAAAGAAGAGTGGTACGCCGGGATGTATCACTTATTGAGCCGTGACTGTGCCGCGCCTAATGGCCAGTTTCCCATCGTGCCGTTCTGGGGATTTCGCAAAGACGCCAGTGGTGAGCCCTATGGTCTGATTGCTCGGGCCATTCCAGCGCAAGATGAAGTCAACTTTAGGCGCATTAAATTGACGTGGTTACTGCAGGCCAAACGAGTCTTAATGGATGAAGATGCCACCAATATGAGCCAACAACAGGTTTTAGAAGAGGTTGAACGACCCGATGGCCTGATTAAGCTCAACCCACAGCGGAAAAACCAAAAATCCATCAGCGAAGTGTTTCAGGTTCAACAAGATTTCAATATCGCCGCGCAGCAATTTAATGTGATGCAGGATTCGATGAAGCTTATCCAAGATACCATGGGCGTTTATGGAGCCTTCTTGGGGCAAGAATCCAACGCGACCAGTGGGATTGCGATTGCCAATCTGGTGGAGCAAGGAGCGACAACGCTTGCCGAAATCAACGATAACTACAACTTTGGATCGCAGCTATTGGGTGAACTTCTACTGGGGTACATCCTTGAGGATATGCGTGAGCAGCACAATAAAGCGATTGTGATCAACCGCAATGACAAGCGAAAGCGCAAAACTGTGGTAATGAACCACGTCGATGAACAAGGGCTACTGACCAATGATCTAACCCGCTTACGCGCCCATATTGCGCTCGCTCCCATTCAACAAACTGCTGCTTACAAATCGCAGTTGGCAGAGCGAATGATGATGATCACCGCGCAGTTGCCGCCAGAGGTACAAATCACCGTGATTGATTTAGTGCTTGAGCTTACCGATGTGCCGAATAAGCAAGAGTTTATGGAGCGTGTCCGAGCGGCGCTGAATATTGAAAAAGAGCCGGAGGACATGACTGAGGAAGAGCAGGCCGAGTTAGCCGTGCAAAAGCAGCAGGAGCAACAGCTTCAGCAAAAGCAGCTTGAGTTGCAGATGCGTGAAATGGAGGCCAAGGTCCTCAAACTGGAAAGCGAAGCAAAGAACATCATGGCCAAGGCGCAGCGCGAAGAAGGTTTAACCGATAGCCAGCGCTACGACAATGCCAAAACCCAAGCCGAAACGAAGAGGATTTTGCAAGAAATCGAAAACCTCAATCTCGAAATGAGTCAAATGCAAAGCCAGATGCTGCAAACCGTAGAGGCCATGATTGAACAGATGTGACTCATGCTTGCGTCGTTTCGATAGAATTGAAAGGATTATAAATCAAGATACTGCTAAAAAATTTACCTTGCTAAAGACTTAATGTGGCTGACTTACTGATTTTAAATGACAAATCAAATAAAAGAAAAATGGCTGTCTATTCTGTGTACAAAGTGTATAGTGTACTGAGCTCACGAATGCGGGCTATTAATGAATAATTTAGTTCAAGTATCTTCCTAGTTCTCTTTCGAATCGTTTCGTCATATTACTCCTTCGGTACCTTACCTTTATCCCATTAAATAGCTTCGTATATTAGTTTTTTATGTTTATCGAGGTATTTATGTCTAATAAATTAACAGGTTCGGTTAAGTGGTTTAATGAAAGTAAAGGCTTTGGCTTCATTACTCCTGACAGTGGCAGCTCTGATGTATTTGTTCACTTCAATTCAATCGCTTCAGATGGTTTTAAAACTTTATTTGAAGGTCAAAAAGTCAGTTTTAGTATCGAGCAGGGAAGTAAAGGTCCACAGGCTGTGAATGTCATTCCTGCTTAAAAGTGGAGGGAGGTGCATCAATATACAGCTTTTATTGTAAACACCTCCGATTTTCTGAAATTTAACGAGGATCCAATGACTCGAAGAACTAGTCGCCAATTGTATTGGTATTATATTAAACGTGATAAAGCATCAGCGCAGGAAAAATAGAATTTGTTCAGAGTTGATTTTCATCTATACCTCAATGAAATATCTTGGTCTGCATCAATACATCAGCTTAATAGTGATATGTTGAAACGGCACAGAGTACCTAAAATAAGATTTTTTTGATAAGGGTCTTCATTTCTCTTTCTGTGAAGAGACAGGCAGAGGTGAAATATTGGATGGTAAAAGTCTATACTTGGGATTTTTTATCGTTAGAGATTAACGGTTTTTATGAGGATTTGATTATGAAAAAAAGAAATAAGAAAAAAATAAATAAAAATGATGATCTTAATCAGGATAAGACTGAAAACTTGAACCAAGTGAGAAGACGAATTGAAGATATCTTGTTGAAAAGAGAACAAGATAAACTGTTTGAACTCGATATGTATTATTGAAAACAAGAAATCATCTCTTGCCTACCAATGCTAGCATTTTTATGTGTGCCAATATATTTAGCGAAATAAATCTTGCTTTGATGAATTAACGTAGATTATTGATGGATTACGTTGGAGTGACGTGTTTTCGTTGATGGATAATATACTGAATATGAATTTCAAATCTAGAAAACCCACTACCACGAATTTAACTCAATTACCTAAAGAGTATATTGACTGGTTCTCAAAGCCTATTACTAGATTTATTGCGATTGAATCGGCAGCTGGGATTGTATTGTTTATTGCAACTTTATGTGCGGTTATTATTGCGAATTCACCTCTTAGTGAGTCATATGCCAAGTTTTGGGAGCTTTCGCTAGGTATTACAATTGATTCTTTTGTGTTTGAGCGATCATTACACTCATGGATTAATGACGCTGCAATGACAATATTTTTCTTTCTTATCGCATTAGAACTTAAACGTGAGCTCGTATTGGGTGAACTACGTAACCCTAAGTTAGCCGTGCTTTCTATTTCGGCGGCTCTCGGGGGAATGTTGGTTCCTGCATTTTTCTACCTAACCCTTCAAATTGGAGAGCCCGGACAAAATGGTTGGGGTACGGTTATGGCAACGGATACAGCATTTGTTATTGGATGCCTTGCTTTGTTAGGGAAGAGTATCCCTAAAAGCTTAAGGGTATTCATGTTGTCAATGGCTGTTGTGGATGATATCGGGGCTATTTTGGTGGTTGCCATTGGTTATGGAGAAGATATCAAGTGGCTTGCTATTTGTTTTTCAATTCTTGGGTTTCTAATGGTTCGCCTCATGTCTTTTATGGGGATCCGCAGCATTGGACTATTTTCTATTGCTGGGGGTTTAGTGTGGTTAGCCGTTGATGCTTCTGGCGTACATCCGACATTAACCGGTGTTATCCTTGGCTTGTTAACACCGACAAGTAAATGGGTTAGCAAACAGCGCCTCTATACTATTATGAACACGATAGTTTCTGCGTCACCTCGTGGGCACTGGAGTGGCAATAATATAGAGCGTCTTACTTTGAAAACTGCAGGTGCTGCGGCACGGGAAGTTCTTTCACCTGTTGAGCGATTAGAGATCATGTTGCATCCCTGGGTCGGATTTCTAATCATGCCATTATTTGCGTTAGCAAATGCTGGTGTTGTGTTAGAGAGAACCAGTTTTTTCTCACCAATTACGCTTGCGGTACTTACCGGGTTTGTCTTTGGAAAACCTATTGGTGTTCTATTGTTTAGTTGGTTTGCAGTTAAAATAAATATAGCAAAGCGTCCCGATAATCTGCAGTGGAATATGATTATTGGTGGGGGGATGTTAGCGGGTATCGGGTTTACAATGGCTCTATTTATCGCCGAGTTGGCGTATACCCCTGAGCAAATTCAGTTTGCTAAGATAGGTATTTTTTCAGCTTCTATCCTGTCAGCATCTTTAGGATTTCTTTTCTTACGATATTGTACGGGTTCTCCACCCTCAAGGATTGATTAAACAGCCGTTTTCTTTGGTTCACGCAGGCATGTACGAGTCTAATAATATAAAATACGAGTATTCATGAACTTACTTAGTACCTAAGAATGCGGTTTGTCTAGATGTGAACATTGTTGGTTGAAAAGCGTTCAAATGTCTTACGGGTATTTTGAAATACGTGCTACAGTGTTTGCTATCCCCCACAGCTTAGTGGGGACATTTTGTCGAAACTGGAAAAACTAGCCTCCCCATTTTGCCCTCCTAAGCCTAACAGAGTTAGGTCTTATCATGTCTTCTACAACACGAAAAATGAGTACGAGTCAGTATCTTCAAGGAGCTTCTTTACCTCAATCTAATTTATTTCCACAACAGAGAGAAACGGCCATTGTATATTGTGAAGGTTACTTTGGTGAAAATACTGGAAAAACAGCGAATGGTCTTATTCGAGAGTCAAATCGTTTCAATATTATGTCCATCATTGATAGTACAAAAGCGGGACAAGACAGTGGTTTGTATCTTAATGGCATTGAAAATGGAATTCCGATTTGCTCGAGCTTAAGTCAAGCTATTTCCATTAGTGAATATATACCTGAATATTTTATTTATGGCTTAGCACCGGATAGTGGACATTTAACTTTAATTGAAAGACAGCTAATTCATAAAGCTATGCGTCTTGGTATGAATATTGTCATTGGCTTGCATGAGTTCTTAAATGAGGACCCGGAGTTTGTTGAAACGGCAAAGAAGCATCATGTAAAAATTGTTGATATCAGAAAGCCGAGACCCACGAAAGACTTAAAGATTTTTTCTAACCGTATTCAAAATGTACTTTGTACAAGAATTTTAGTGATGGGTACGGATTGTGCGATAGGAAAACGCACAACGGCTTTAGCATTAACAAGAATGTTGAAAAATAGTGGTTTAAACGCAGTTATGATTGCAACTGGGCAAACCGGCTTGATTCAAGGCTCAAGTTACGGTGTTGCGCTAGATGCTGTTCCTTCTCAATATTGTGTGGGTGAGCTTGAGGCAGTGATTGTAGAGGCCTATGAGAATGAGAAGCCAGATGTGATAGTCATAGAAGGGCAAGGTGCACTTAGTCATCCTTCGTTTTGTACTAGTGCCTCTATCATTCGAGGCTCTCAACCTACAGCTATCATTCTACAACATTCTCCTATGCGTGTTTATTTAAGTGGCTCCGAAGAGTATTTAATGCCTGAACTGGGAGCAGAAATCGATTTGATAGAACATTTTTCGGGAGCTCCTGTTATTGGTATAACATTGAACAATACAGGTATGGATGAACATTCGATCAGAGAAACAATTTTTGAATATAGCAATAAATATCAAGTGCCTGTAACCGAATTGTTTACATTACCCAATGATGTTTTAGTGGATATGGTTCTTGACAGGTTCCCTGAATTAGATGTGGTCTAATGATTGAAATTAAATGGTTCCCAATCTCAGATTAAGACCAAAAATATCAAAGCTACCTTCGGGTGGCTTTTTTATTTTTGAACACTGCCAATGGCGTGGTTTTTTATACGTTGATCGGGAGTTGAGATGCCATCGCAAGAGCCAATGCTATGACAACGCCAAACCCAAGCGGATTTTGCAAGAAATCGAAAGCCTCAATCTCGAAATGAGCCAAATGCAAAGCCAGATGCTGCAAACCGTAGAGGCCATGATTGAACAGATGTAGCAGGTTCGATTTGAAAGTGTATTGATTACAAACATTTGGACAAACGCCTCTCAAATGCTCGATGAGAGGACGGGGAATTTGTAACTTAGTATCGTTTTTAAATTGCTTTTTCGTGATTTCAATATAAAAATAATACTGTATATAAATACAGTAAAGTTATATGAAAGTCATACCTATTTACGCAAGTGCGGGCATCACAGGTTTTGAAAGTCCTGCAACTGAATACAAACAACTCTCCATTGATCTTGATGGTTTACTTATCCAGCATCCGAGCGCCACTTTTATTGGTAAAGCGAGTGGCGATTCTATGCAAGGAGTGGGGATATTTGATGGCGATTTACTGATTGTTGATCGTCATCTTGAAGCAATGAATCACGATGTGATTGTTGCGAATTTTAATGGCGAGTTTGTATGTAAGATCCTCGACATTCGTCGTCGATTATTGCTCTCTGCAAATGAAAAAATGCAACCTGTAGCTATCCACGATTTTGATACCTTCTCTTTAGAAGGAGTTGTGGTTAGCTCCATTCGTTTCCATCGAAGTAATCAGATATTGAGTGATCAGTGATGTTTGCTTTAGTTGATGCTAACTCGTTTTACTGTAGTGCTGAACAAGTCTTTCGTCCGGATTGGCGAGGAAAGCCCATCATAGTGTTATCAAACAATGATGGTTGTGTTGTGGCCGCGAACCGCCAAGCAAAGGAAGCGGGTGTTGAGAAGTTTAAACCCTACTTTCAGGTTAAAGCGCTTTGTGAGCAAAAAGGCGTTATTGCACTTTCATCAAACTATGAGTTGTATGCCGACTTATCGTCAAAGATGATGCAGGTGATCGGGAGATTCGCGCCCGAGCAACACATATACAGCATTGATGAGTCGTTTTTATCTTTTGAGCATGTTTATCCTGCTATCTCGTGTTTTAGAAAATTAGGCATGGAACTCAGACGCACAGTATGGCGTGAGTGCCGTCTTCCTGTAAGTGTTGGCTTTGGGAGTACATTAACACTTGCGAAAGTGGCTAACCATGCCGCAAAAAAATTGGATGCTTATCAAGGTGTTTGTGTACTTGATAATGAAAAAGAGCGTCAAATAGTGTTATCTCAATTACGAGCGGTTGATGTGTGGGGCATCGGTCGTAAACTTGGACAGCGCCTACAGCTAATGGGCATTAAAACCGCTTTACAACTGGCTAACTATCCTCCAGCCCTCATTAGGAAAGAGTTTAACGTTGAGGTTGAACGTACCGTTCGTGAGTTGAATGGACAAAAATGCAAAGGATGGGATGTGGCTCGAGCCGATAAGAAACAAATTTTTTCTACGCGTAGTGCAGGGCAGCGAATTACAGATATTGAGTCGTTGAAACAAGCCTTGTGTAAACATGCCAATATTGCCTCTTATAAGGCCCGTCAACAAAAATCACTCTGCCGAGTCATGCTCTGTTTTGCAAATAGCTCTCCGTTTGACGAATATTCGGTTGTACGTAGAGCGATTCATAGATTTGCTTATCCGACATCTGATGTGACGCAATTGACCCAGATTGCCTCTTTATTGGCTGAGCAATTGTTTCAGGAGGATATTCGGTTTTATAAGATTGGCGTAGGTTTGCTTGACCTTGTTGATGGGCAACATGAACAACCAGATTTATTCAATCCTAATCCGAACAACCCTGCGTTGATGCATGTCTACGATACTCTAAATGGCCGGTATGGGAGTGATACCCTTTTTTTGGCGGCACAGGGTATTACTCAGAAATGGGCAATGCGGCGTGATATGTTGACTCCACAGTACACAACGCGTTGGCAAGATATCCCCAAGATAAGATGTTGAATTAGCAAAATCTTGAGAGTAAGTGGCTAAGACTTTGTAAAAAAGCATTGTTTCGTTTTGAACTGGTCGTCAATTTCAAACAAATGACTCAATAATTGCGATTCTCAATCTCGGCGATTTAAAAAGTGAATCGCGATTAAATGCATATGTGATTGTTGTGTGTATACATGGCATCGATCCCATAACCTAAGGTTTTCATAACTATTGCTTACTTCACGATATAAGCATTTAAGGTATAGCGTGCCACATATCTTTGATTTAAAATTTTGTTCCTCGTCATCATATACAACAAGTTTTTAAGCAATGACAAACGCATTGGCAAGTTTTATAGCATCATACTCCGCAGCAGCAATTTCAGATGCATTTATTTATCTCATTGTATTTCTTTTGATTTTTTCGACGGCATTGGCTTACAAAGGGAAAGCCCCAAGATTTACCTCAAGTACGACAAACATTTTAACATCACTTGGTATCCTTGGTACTTTTGCTGGAATAATTGTCGGCTTAATGGAGTTCAATCCGTCCAATATTGATGAAAGCATAGAGTCTCTATTAGCAGGGCTTAAAACTGCTTTCTTGACAAGCCTCGTGGGCATGGCAGCTTCAATACTATACAAAACTTCCTTAGGCTTGATTTCACAGAAGGAGAAAGAGGTTATAAAAAGTGTTGGGCCTGAGGAAATCTATTCCGTCATGTCTGCACAACTGAACTCGTCACAAGAATTGTTAACAGCGATAAAAGGGGATGAGGACTCATCATTGACGTCGCAGATAAAAAATCTCCGGATTGACATTAATGATGGACAAAAGTCTATGAATCGTTATTTGGAGCAAGCAGCCATAGACAGTAGCAATTTTCAAAGCAAATTGTGGCAGAAGATGGATGAGTTTGGTGACCTTTTATCAAAATCAGCAACGGAACAAGTTATTAACGCTTTGAAAGAAGTAATAGTTGAGTTTAATGACAAATTGACAGAACAGTTTGGTGAAAACTTCAAGCGTTTAGATGAGTCCGTCAAGAAGCTAGTTGACTGGCAAGAAAATTACAAAGCACAGCTAGCAGATATGGCAATCAAATATCAGATGGGAGTTGATGCCATTTCATTTACTGAAAAATCGGTTGCAAGTATTCGTGAACGTACAGAAGCGATCCCAGCAACGATGGAAAAACTACAACAAGTGATGGAGTTTGGTCACGAGCAAGTTATTGAGCTTGAACATAGATTAGAAGCTTTCAAAGATCTTCGTGATAAAGCTATTGAAGCAATGCCTCAAATTCGTGAACAGATGGATAATACCATGTCGGTTATCACTGAATCTGTTCAAGCTGCATCAAGCCACTACGTAGCGATGCTGCATGAGTCGCAAAACATAATCGAGCAATTTACTTCAACTGCGAATCAAAGTGTTGAACATCTACGCATGAATTTAGAAACTGGTGCTGAAAAGGTATCTCAACAGCTAATTGAAAGCTCCCATACTTTAAGTGGCAAACTAGCAGAAGCGTCATTAGATATTCAGGAACAAGTCGGTACTGCCACTGGTGGTTTAAGCAATGTTACGAGTCACTTGACTGATACAACAGAACAGATCCGCCAACATCTTGAAGATTCCATCACTGAGCTAAATGGTCAATTACGTGTACTTGTTGCGGACATCAAAGATGATGCTCGTGAAACAGGTAAAGTTTTGAAGGATGCTAATCAAGAACTAATCATTAGTACGAAAGAGGTTCAATCTGAAATGGCTTCGGCTACCACTAAGCTACATGAACGCTTGGAAACAACGTTGGATGAAATATTCAAGGTACAAGCTCAAGCAGTGCGTAGAACATTCGATAGTCTTGAAGATCAGATTACACAATCGGTAAGTAAAACAGGCAGTGCAGTCGAAAAGCAGGTTGAAATTTTAGATCTACAGATGCAACAAGAAATTAATAGAACCATGAATGAAATGGGAGAGGCTCTGGCAACAATCACCCAGCAATTTACTAGAGATTACCAAAAGCTGGTTAGAGAAATGTCAAACGTGGTCAATGCAAGTATAGCTGCAGTGTAATCATGGAAAAATTATTTGGTGTTTCTAAAACTGCCGAGCAAGGTGGTGAACATTGGATGTCAGTATCAGATCTCATGGCTGGTTTGATGATGGTTTTCCTCTTTATATCCGTAGCTTTAATGCGAGATGCAGTGGTTGAACGTGACAAAATAAAAGACGTTGCTGAAGCTTATCAAAAAACTCAACATGCGATTTATGTTTCACTATTAGACGAATTTTCTAAAGATCTTGAAAAGTGGGGAGCTGAGATAGATAGAGATACGCTAAGTGTAAATTTTACAGCTCCTGAAGTGCTTTTTGCTAATGGTAAAGCTGATTTGACACAGCAATTTCAAGTCATTCTCAATGACTTTTTTCCTCGTTACCTTGAAGTCCTTGAACAGTATAAGCCAACAATTCAAGAAATTAAGATTGAAGGGCATACCTCTAGTCGTTGGAACCATGATTCAAGCGATTATGAAGCCTATTTCAATAATATGGGATTGTCTCAGTCACGTACGCGTGCTGTTCTTAGCTATGTTATGGCTATTGATAAAGTGAGAATAAATCATTACGGATGGGTAAAGAATAACGTTGCTGCTGTTGGTTATTCATCATCGAAAGCAGTTATTAAAAATGGTTTAGAAGATGAAAAACGCTCCCGTAGAGTATCGTTTCGAGTGATCACAAATGCGGAGGCACAGATCTTGAAAATACTGGGGGCAGAATGAAGTTAATTCTCAATCTACTCTCTCTGAAAAATGCTATCGCCGAAATGAAGCCTGATGAAAAAGGCATATTCGCGTGGGTACGCGAAGTCACACCGATAAATAAGATTGATTATGAGTTAGCACAAGGTAAGGATGTCGAACTCAAAGATGTTGATATTGATTCGGGGCTACTCAGTTACAAAGGTAGACAGGTTCTTTTATATATAAAGGATCATGGTTCAATGACTCAATCTGCAATTAATATTCCATATTCAGGTAATAAATTCCATGTTGCAGATTGTTCAGCCTTGAAGAAAATGAGATCTAAAGGACGATTTGAAAGGTACGTTGCAACTAATGATACCTCAGGAGAGTTTTTGATTTCTGGAGATGGAATTGAAGGAAAAGCGATATTGAGAGTCTGCAAAAGTTGTCTCAGTGCTTTGAACTATAGAGGGTGGTCTACAGGTGAAGAACGTAACAAAATACTGAATAATTTTAGCATGACAGAGTTCTTTTCAACCTACAGTTCCTTTTTTCCTCACATGCCTTCAAGGATTGCTGAAACAGCGGAAAGCGGCTACCCAAGTGATTGGGCCAAAATATCTTCTCATTATAGAGTTGAGAAAAATTTTGAATGTGAACAATGCGGCGTGAACATGCGTTCTCATAGAGCACTTTTACATGTTCATCATATAAATGGTGTTAAATCTGACAATAGGCCTTCGAATTTAAAAGCACTTTGTATTGATTGTCATAGTAAACAGCCTATGCATGAACATATGACTCTGAGTCATCGTGAGCGCCAAACTATTAATGATTTGCGTAAGCAACAAGGCCTTTTAGATAGATTAATGACATGGAAAGAATTGTTCGATTATGCTGATCCCGGTTTACACGGCGTTATACATGCATGTAGAGATGCTGGTTTAAAATTACCTGTGGTTAATTATTTAGTAAAAGATAGCTCTGGTAAATTAGCCGCTCATCTGGAGTTAGCATGGCCGAAACATAAGTTTGGTATTGCTATATCAGAAAATGATATTAATGATGCTAGGAGTAATGGTTGGAGTGTTGTTGGAATGAATGAGTTTTTAGATGGCTACAAGTTACAGTCTTATAACCTCAAATTCTAAAGATGGTAACTCTTGAGTTTCCCTCCAACTTGCGGTAGATTTTCCAACAATACCAAAGCTGCCTCCGGGCGGCTTTTTTGTTTCTGAACCCTGCCATTGGCGGGGTTTTTTATTGGCTGTCGGGAGTTGAGATGCCATTGAAAGAGCCGGAGAGCTGGACCCAACTCCAATCCATAGGCCTTGCGCTGATGGCGATTTGGGGAGGACTGGTGACTTATATCATCGATATTCGCAAAAAGAATCGTCCCTTTCGTTGGGTAGAAGCGCTGATGCAAATCATCGTCTCTGGATTTGCGGGTGCATTGTGTGCTTTGGCCGCGATGTACTTTGAATGGCCGCAAGAATTGGCTGGTTTTGCTTGTGGTATCAGTGGTTACGCTGGCTCGCGGATCCTTGCCATATTTGAGCGTAAATTTATTAGCTCTATCTCAAATCAGCCTTAAACGCCGAATGCTTTGTATTGCCCTCACATGCTTGGTTGGATGTGGGGGCTTTTTATTGGAGAAACGTCATGTTTGATGTGGTGTTCGAACGTCTCATGCCCCACGAAGGTGGCTTTCAATGTGACCCCAAAGATCGCGGCAACTGGACTGGAGGACGTGTCGGCGTTGGTGAGCTTAAGGGCACCAATCGTGGTATTGCCGCGATGACTTACCCACATCTTGATATCAAAAACCTCTCTTACGAGCAGGTGAAGGCGATTTACTTCGAGGATTGGTGGCAAGCACTCGGTATGGCGCGTTTTCGTCCGGCGATGCAATACCAACTCTTTGATGCTGCGGTGCAGCATGGTTGGCATCGTGCCGTAAAAATGCTGCAAAACGCAGTGGGTGAAAAGCCTGACGGCATTATCGGTCCGAAGACGTTGTTGGCGACACAAACTATGGATCTCAATGACCTACTGATGCGCTACATCGCCTATCGCATCACGTTTTACACCAAGGTTTCGACCTTCAACGAATACGGGCGAGGGTGGATGCGCCGAGTCGCGCAGTGCTTGCTGTTCGCCGCAGTGGACAATGACCTTTAAGGGGATTTTATGGACAAGCTAGGTCTTATTTTTAAAAACCGAAAAGTGATCCGAGCGTTGGTAACGTTATTGGCGGCATTGATGCTGTCATTAGGCTACCAGATATCGCCGGAGTTTCAGTCGCTGGTGTCACAGGCGGTGTGTGAAGTGATGGAATGTATCGAGTAACACGATGAACGAGTTGTTATCCCTTTTGATGAGGCTAGTGAATGCAATTTTGGATTCGATTAACCGGTCGCGTAAACAAGCGGCAACCGATTCTCCTAGTGAGCATATTGCTAATGGTGGTCTCGTGCAGCGCAGTGAGAAAACCTTCGCCGATGTGGCCAACCAACCTGACCGTGATTGAGCTAGCCGATGGTGGACTTTGCCTTGACCGAGCTTCGGCAGAAAAGCTTGCCGCTTTTAAAGCGGAATTAGAGTCGTTGTAAGTGGGAGTATTGATGAAAAGTACCGCGCATGAACTCACGGTATTGGTGGATAAATCCAAGCCGTTTCGTTCATTATTGGTAAAAGCTGAGGCGGGTGGCTCCGTCGAACTGCAATATGAGCTCGATGGCGAGCGGATCACCGCACAAACTTTTACTGCGACAGGTCACTATGAGCTGGTGATCTTGCGTAGCGGGTACCTTGTTCCAAACAATGCCCACTTTTCCTTGGTGTAAGCATGGTCGATCAACAGCCTCTTTGGGTGCGCCGAGTCTTGGTGAGCCGCGAACGCTACGCCCCATATTTTGATGGTTTAACGCAATATGCAGTATTGGATAAACCTATGGTTTTCACTGGTGATTTTGATATTTCTATTGAGGCCGAAGGGTTAAGAAACGACAGTTTTCAAGCGCTCTTTTCTGGAGAGACGGTCGATAACTTCTTTCGATTGCTCCAAGGTGGCAGTGGGATCCAGTGCTATATCGGTGGTGCGATTGTCTCTTGGTTGACCAATCAATTTGATGCGTCTAAGCCTCATCATTACCGGCTGAAACGGGTGGGGTCAGTGGCCTCAATTGGGGTTGATGGCGAATGGAAAGTCAGCCGTGAAGGTATTCAAACGCCGCTCACCGTCACTCGTATGATGCGCTCTTGGACCACTTCACTTTTCACAAGAGGGCAGATCCGCGAGCTCATCATTCAAGGGGCGGTGTATCCCTTAGATCAGAAAGAGAGTGCCATTCAAAGAAGCCAGCCAGATAACGGCAATTCGCTGACCATTATCAACCATACCAAAGCGATGTGGAGACGTGTGTGAGCCTCTATCAGATGTATGCTTTTCTTTCGCTGCCCGAGTGGCAAATGCGCTTTAAATCCCGATTTCCTGATGCGGTTGAGGTTCAGGGCTATAAACTGGCGGTGTTTTTGAATACGGAAAAGGAGGTGCTGATGCGTCAGGCGAGCCAAGCTGTCGAACTGGAGGCGAGCGCGATTATCACCGCACTGGTCACACAAAGTCACGCCTGCATGATCTGCGATTACGCTGCCGCCATGCAGGTTTGCCAGCATTTCGAGTCCAGCGACTATTAGCCCCATTAGTATGCAGTGCCGAGCCTTGTGCTCGGCTTTGTTGTTTTTGTCGCTAAGCGTTTTTTCGAGAGCGTTTAACCGCACAGACAGCGATACGTCTAATCAAAGGAGTCACCATGAATACCCATCAAGACACGATTGCCGTCACTGGTAATGAAACATTGGAAGAGCTGGAAGCTTTGCTGGAATCGATGGAAGCGGAAGAAAGTCGCCCAATTGTCGAGAAGGAACAAGGCGCTGACGAGCACCTTGCTCCCTCTTCACAATCGCAAAGCGTGGAAGGTTTAGACGGCGATACCGATGCAGCCTCGCCAACTGCAGAGCCTAACGCAAAGCCAGACGGTATTCTTGCCAAAGACCAAAAGCACATTATCCCGATGGAGGTGCTCGAGCGAGAGCGGCAAGAAAAAGCTCAGCTTCGCCAAGAGCTTGAAGAGTTAAAAGCGCATTCAGCGCAGCTTGAAAAAGCGCAGCGCATGATTGATGTGCGAAATAAACAACTCGAGGAATTGGGCGTTGCGCCGGCTGACTTACCCGAAGATGCCACCATTGATGAAAAAAAACTTGCCGCGTTACAGGAGGATTACCCCGAGCTCGCACCCTTCTTTTTGGCTATGAATAACAAAATTGAGGCGTTGGTTTCCAGTGGCTCGATGGCGGCCTCGACCACACCACCGGAGACTGAAAGCGCCGCGCCAGTGGACAACGCTGAGTTGACGACCGCGCTACAAGCAAACGCGGATTTGCAGTCGTGGATGAGTGAAGGTGGTGCGCGTTGGAATGCCGCGCAGCAAATTGATGACCATTTGGCTTCAAGTTCTGAATGGGCGAATCGAAGCTACGCAGAGCGATTTGAAGAGGTCAGTAAGCGGGTACGACTGGCGTTTGGTGACGAACCTAAATTGTCAGCCCAAGAGGCTCTGAGCGCGGCGCAAGAAGCAAGCCGTAAAGCAAAAAACGCTTTGCCTGCATCACCGAGTGAGCTTGGCAATACTCATCGCACGGGGGATTCCGATCTGATGAACCGGGTACAGAGTGCTAATCACGAAGAGCTGGGTAAATTGTTTGACTCTCTCAGTGAAGCGCAAATCGAGCAACTGCTTTATAACGCTGGATTCTAAACCCGTTTTTCAAACACTAAGCCTCAGCTGACACGCTGGGGCTTTTTTATTGGAGTGAAAGTATGACAACCATTACTGACGGCGTGAAGTTACAGGAAACCGCGCTGTTCAAAGCGACCCTGCGCAATCGCTCGTTTACTAATATGTTGACCGAAGATGCGCCGCAGAGTGTGACCAGTAATAAAAAAGGCAATGAGCAAACCTCACCTCATGCTCCGATTGTCCGCTGCGCCGACTTAAGTAAATCGGCAGGGGATGAGGTAGAAATGCAGATTGTGCATGGTTTGACGAAAAAGCCGACCATGGGCGATCGCCGAATTGCCGGACGGGGTGAAAGTTTAGAGTTCGCGGACTTCTCACTGAAAATCAACCAAGGCCGCCATCAAGTGGATTCTGGCGGTAAGATGACGCAGCAAAAGACTCGCCATCCACTGCGTAAACTCACTCGAGCTTTACTGCCAGATTACGTGAATACGCTGCAAGATCAGGTTACGGCAGTGCACCTTGCCGGAGCGCGGGGTGATTATGCGACCGATGACATCATTGTGCCTTTAGAAAGTGATACTGAGTTTGCCGAGATCATGGTCAATGATGTCTTGCCGCCAACGTATGATCGTCACTTCTTTGGGGGCGATGCTACCTCCTTTGAAGGGCTCGATGCGGCGGATATTTTCTCGATTGAAACATTGGATAATATCGGTCTCTACCTTGAAGAGATGCCTCATCCACTACAGCCAATCCGTTTTAATGACGACAAGATGGCGGGTGATGAGCCCTTCTATTTACTGAGTGTTACCCCACGTCAATGGAGTGACTTCTATACCTCAACCTCAGGTAAAGATTGGCAAAACCTCACTGCGAATGCGATTTCCCGATCGCGTAACTTTAATCATCCGGTGTTTCGCGGCGATTGTCTGATGCGAGGCAATATCTTGGTGCGCAAATACAAAGGTATGCCGATCCGTTTTAATCCTGGTTCTGTTGTCTCGATATCCAATAACGATAAAGCAGCCAGTGTGCGTCAAGTCAATGCGGCCACCACCATAGATCGTGCCATGTTACTCGGCGGGCAGGCGTTGGCATACGCGTGGGGAAAAACGCAAGGTGGCCAATCCTTCCGTTATCACGAAGAAGATGTGGATGCGGGTAACCGTACCGAAGTCACTGTGTATTGGATGAATGGCTCCAAGAAAATTCGCTTTAAAGACAAAACGGGGCGCGTGAACGATCACGGGGTGATTGCGCTCGATACGGCTGTGAACCTGTAGTGGAGTAAACGTGAATGACTCATCGACAAAGTGAAACCTTTAACAACCGTGTCTACGTTGGGGCGCACGGCAATTTATCGCTTGAAGAAGGAAAACTCAGTGTCAAAAACACGCCTATCGACACGGTATTCGCTGTCTTGGAGCTGCCGATTGGTTTAAAGCTGACGGGGGTACGTCTGGTGACCAATGGGCTTGGAGCCTCGGTCAGCGTCGATATCAAAGTCAACGATATCGCCCTAGCGCTTGGGGAAGCGGTCGCCAATAAAGTCGCCAAGCAGATCCCGATCAAGCCCGTGTACCTCAAAGAAAAGGGCATCCTGAACGTCACCATTAAAGGTGGTGTCGCCACAGGCGAGCTTCTCATCTTGCCGGAGTACGTCAACGTTGGGTATTAAGCCCAGCCACTGTAGAGAGGGAGGCCAAGAGCCTCCTTTGATTTTTGGGAGAGAGTGATGACGCATAAAATTGCTGTGGTCTATATCGGGCCTAAGCCGAAGAAAAAAGACACGGTCGCTGGCTCTAGGCTGGTGTTTCCGCGCCATAAGCCGGTGTTAGTTGAACAAGATTTGGCTTATCAACTACTGGATTTTCCGAGCGTATGGATAACGGAAGAGGAGTTAGAGGATCATCTGAAGCTTCTTGATGAAAAGGCCCAAGCGATGGCTCATCAACGGGCAGTGCAAGAAGCAATGCAGGAGGCAGAAGAAAAAGCGGCTTCCATGGTTGTCATGCTAAATGGTGAGGAGTTGGATCTCGATAAGCTCAACTCAGCCAAGTTAAAGACGCTGATCGCTGCTAATGAACTCGATATCGCCCCCAAAGGCGCGCAGGAAGAGGTGACAGAGTTTCGAGTACGAGTGCGCGATTATCTGCGTCGCATGAGTGAAGAGAGTGAACCGGCAAACCTCGCGGAGTGATTATGGAAACCGTCGCTATCGAACAGTTTGTGCCTACCCTTCGGCAATTGGTCAATGTCGCACTTGCGCCATTACTGCACAGTGCTTTGCTGCAAGCCGGGCAAGAGTTTTGCCGAGAAAGTGGTCTTGTGCGTTACACGAGAACAATCGACAGGGTTAGTGCGCACCAAGTGGTCGCGATTGTGGGTAGCTCTGAGTTGAATTCACCGAGTGTTGGTCGGTACACCACCGCTGAGTTGATGGCGGTGGTGGATGATAAAGGCTCGGCATTAATCAAAGGTATTGATTATCTGCAAACCAGTCGTGATGAGCTGCGCTTTATTAGGGAGGGGGAAGATCTTTTCATCCACTGTGCGATAGAGCCACAACGTGACTCACAGACCTTACCCAAAGTGCTTTGGGATGAGTATGGCCAAGCGATCTGTTATGGCGCAGCCCATTGTCTGATGTTGCAACCCGATAGTGATTGGCACAATCCATCGCTGGGTCGTGAGTATCGAACGTGGTTTGTTGAGGCGATCCGCTGCGCTAAGCGTTTTGGCTTAGAAACGGGTCAACAACAGGCCTTTACCAATCCGGTACGTCAACGGGAGTTCTTCTGATGAGCGTCACCATTAAAGGGCTTATTGATCGCGTTGCGCGCGATCTCATCGACGTTCGACATGTGCGTTGGTCGCGCCCAGAGTTGATGGACTTTGTGAATGATGCCATTTCAGCCATGGTGATTCGCCGGCCTGATTTATCTCGAACAACGGCGATGATCGAATCAAGTTCTTATCAGGTCAGTCTACCGGCGGATGCCTATCAAATTTTGGCGGTCAACCACATCAATCAACAGGCGGCGCAGTTTGTGAATATTCATAAACTCAATCAACTCTATCCAGAGTGGCGTAAAACCGCGGGTGTACCTGTTTGTTGGACGCGTAATGAGCTTGATGAAACCACCCTGTTTTTATACCCGTCGCCTCAAGCGCCAGTCAATGTGGAGCTGGTTTATTCACGCACGTTACAAGTGGTGAGCGAAAGCGATGTCTTTCCACTGCCTGAGATCTATTTAGGGGTAGTGTCGGATTTTGTGATGTACCGAGCCTATAACAAAGATTCGCAAAATCCCGCGGAAGGCCAAAAAGCTCAGTTGCATTTACAAGCCTTTGCCACCGCGTTGGGCGATAAGACGGCCACCGATAATGCTAAGGCGCAGATGATCCTGAGCAGTGAAGGGGCACGTTAATGAGTTCGCCGTCGATGGAAGCACTGGTGAAAACGATTGATGCGTTGGAGAAATCCACCGCAGAGCTGGTGGATCTATACACTCAAGCGCTCTTTGGTGTGGATTCGAGTGCCCATGTGCTCAGTAGTAACGTCAACGCGAAAGCGCTGCAAGTGGCTGAGAATGCTATCACTACGACGGCGAAAGCAAGAGAAGCTGCGCTATCGGCGCACATTGCCACCGAACAAGCCTCACGCTCTGCGCTGCATGCCGACCGCTCTGAAGCGGCGACGCAGATTGCGGTGATTCATGTTTCGCATTTAAAAGCGCTGCCTACCCACGAGCTGACTGACGGGAAACAGTTTTCTGTCGCGGGGTTTTACGCGGGGAGTTATGCCGGTGGCGGCTTCTTTGTATTCGATAGTGAGCGAGATTTCTCGGAGCATAATGGCGCAGAGGTCATAGCACTGGATGCACTAAAAGCTTGGGATGGCGAAGAGCGGACGGTAAACACATTTTTAAGTTGGTCGGGTGTGGGTCAAGGTTGCTTTGTGCAAATTGGTACGCAAACTCTGTATGCCAGCCAGTTTGTGACAGATCCCAATGATCCCGTCTCTGTCTATCGAGGACTCGATAGGCTCAATAAGCAGGTGACCCACGGCTCAATCATTTATCTGGATAGGCCGATGGTTGCGCCGAGTTCTGCACTCATCATCGACAAAAATCAGGTCAAAGTGATTGGTGGAGCCCTGACTCGAACGCTTGGCGCGACCGAATACCCATTTTGGGTTGGTCGCGCGGATACCCAAGTCGACGGAGTCACTTTTATTGGTCTTTCCTTGACAGGTGAGCGAGAGGACAGCAATCCGCAGTGGGGTAAGCAAGGTGTATATATTCGTCGGGCCACCAATACGGCGTTTATCGGCTGTCAGTTTAAAAAAGTGGGGGATGCCGCAATTCGACTGGCCGCGTCTCTCTCTAGCCATACTGTGGAGGGCGCTTTAGAGTCGCGAACGGACGGGGTTCAGTTGATTGGTTGCGTCTTTGAAGATTGTACGCAGGTAACCACCAATAACACGGGTGCGCAGAGTGTGATTTTCAGTGGCTGTGTGCTGCGGCGCATTGGCTCGGTGAAGTTCACACAAAGAAATTTGGTCAAAGGCAAACCCAGTCTGCTCATCGGCTGCTTATTTGATGATGTGTCAAAAATTGTCGAGGTACAGGGTGGAGGCAATGTAGAGATAGTCAACTGCTCTGGGACAGCAGAAATGCTGATTGCCGCTTACCCAAACGCTTCCACCTTTGTGACTGGACAACCTATTCCTTACGGCAATATCCAAATTCGCGGGGGCAGCTTTGTATTGAGCTGCCCCTCTGGGAACGCCTGTTATCTGGAAACCCTCGACTCTCCCAGTGGGGAAAGAGTGGTTAACTACGGCTCAGTAGCCATTTTAGGTGCGAAGCTCACCTCGTTAAATCCTCAAGCCCGATTGCTGCGTGCACACGCCAATCCTTCGGTCACGGCTTCAATGCATCCCAATATTCGCGTGGATGGATGTCAGTTGAATAACTTTCTTGGTGATGGATTGGTCAGTGTGAGTCACAGCGTGGTGGATGAGTGGTCGATAGAGATAGCGAATAACCAGTGGGATGAGGTGAATCGCGTGTTGGTGGTTGAGCTGAGAAGCGGTGGAGCTTGGTCCATCGATCTCTCCAATAACCGCGGCAAAGTTCGTCTAGGTACCCACAGTATTGCTCGTGCTGCTTTGGGGCGATTACTCAAAGTTCATCGTAATCGCTTGGAATGCTGCTCGAATGAGGGCAACAGTTTTGCCTTCTTTGATATGGCGTTCTTCGCGTTTGCCTTGGAATTGACCGAAAACGAGCTAGACGTTTCCCAGTACTGGCGGCCTGTTTGCGCCTCATTTGCTCAGCCCAGTACTTCGGGATGCACCCTAAAAATGGGGGGGAATAAGCTTTATCTACCGGCCTTGGGGGCAGAAGGTACGCTGCCAAGACCTGTGTATGTCAGTGCTGGAACGGGGATAGGTTGGCAGGGCGTTTTACAATGTTACCCAAGTTATGTGTTTGGAGAGGGGCGCAAACTCAGGGCGGAAACGGCCAGTGGCCTCAGTTTTTCGGTGATTGAATTTGAGTACCTCTGGGTGGGTAAAGAGTCGAGCCGCCGATTACTGAAAAGAGTCTTTGCGGAAAACATCGCAGGCGTCAGTGGTGCTTGGCGAGTCGTTGAGGTGTACAGCGATGGCGTGGTGAGAAGCCATGGCCGGCACCAAAACCAAACCTCCAATGATTTTAACCTTTACTTTCCCTTTTCTGGGTCGACGTTACTTGCTGAGCCATTCGCGCCGCAGATCATCCCTGAAGAGCCTTGCTTACCATATTTTGTGCAGCCGATCAGTAATGGATTGGTCGTCAGATTTATGAATTTAGCGGGTCAAGGCGTTTCGCCATGGTTTCGTTATTCGGTGGAATACAAGGTGAGTCTGAATGAGCTGGCGAACTGGACGGGCGGCAGTTAATGCAGAAAGAAAGATTGAGCCATTTTTCGATGCGGTCTCTGGCCGCAGGGTTTGTTTTTTTAAGGGGAGCTTATGCGTATTGAGATCTCGACAATGAAAGGTGAAATACCTCGCCTTGAGTCTCATTTATTGCCAAACGAAGCGGCTTCTCTGGCGTTTGACTGCACTTATGAGCGTGGCGTGGTTGCGCCGATGCGCTCAGATCAAGAGCATGGCACCTTGGCGACTCTGTCACCGGTCACGCTGTTTTATTATGCACACTCACATTGGTTTACCTTCACTCAACGAGTGAGTGTGATTGCTAATCCGATGGCGCAAGATGCTTATCAACGAGTCTATTGGACAGGGCAAGGTAAACCCAAGGTGACCGCACAAGATATTGCGGTTACACAAGGTCAAATGCCAGCAGCGTGGTATGACTTAGGTGTACCAAGACCTATGGGTAAGCCCGTTGTGATTAAGGTCGATGCTACGACCGGCGACAATCCCCCTGAGGGTGAGTTACCCGCCTACGATGATGAAGATCGGCTCTACATTCAAACCTACATGACACGCTTTGGAGAAGAAGGGGCACCGGGTTTGCCGAGTATCCCTGTATTGATTGAGAAACCCGGCTCGACGGTGACCGTGCAACTCGCGCCAATGTCTGTCAACACACACAATATAACTCACACTCGCTTGTATCGTTCGGTATCTGCAAGCGGAGTTGGGGATTATTTACTGGTCGCTGAGCTTCCCATCAGCCAAACCGAGTACTTAGATTCGGCACGCAATGTCAATGGACCACCGCTTGAAACATGGGACTACGATATGCCCGATGCCAATATGCAGGGACTGTGCACAATGGCGAATGGCATTTGCGCCGGCTTTGCGGGTAACGAGGTGATGTTCTCTGAAGCCTATTTGCCCTATGCGTGGAGTAAGAGTCATCGTGGTGTTACGGATGACGATATTGTGGCCATCGCTCCGATTGAAACGTCACTGGTTGTGGTCACTAAAGGCAAACCGTACCTCTTTTCTGGTGTCACACCGAGTATGGTTACCAGCATGCGCCTTAATGTTGAGCAAGCGTGTGTGAGTGCCCCCTCCTTGGTCGTTATAAACGGGATGGCGATGTATGCCTCGCCGGATGGCCTAGTCGCGATTTCGGGAACGAGTGCGACTGTCATCACCGAAGGCATTATGGATAGAGAGAGTTGGCAGAATTTCATGCCAACGACGATCAAAGCGTGGGTTGCTGAAGGTCAATATATCGCTCAATACCAAGGCGGAGCGTTTATTTTTGACCCAAGTACGCACAGCCTGACACGTTTATCGCATACTTGGGATAGTGCATTTCACTACTTGCATGACGATACGTTGTTCATTGCCAAGGGCAATACGCTTAACGCTTGGCAACGAGGTCATCAACCGGTCACCATGACATGGCAAACCAAAGCCTTTCTTATTCCTCAGCACGCCTTTTTGACTTGCGCTCGCCTTGAAGCGAACGCGCCTGAACGTTTAAGCGTAACGGTTATCGTCGATGGTGATGCGATTTTCAAGCTGGAACAGGGCGAGCTCACTCACGCGCCATTTCGGTTGCCAGCAGTACGCGGCAGCAGATGGCAAATCAAGGTAGAAGGGACCAGTCAGGTCGAGCGGATTGTCATGGCAGATAGCCTCTCGGAGTTGTACTGATGGCAAAGCGATCGCCTTTTCGGGCAGGACGTTCACTGGAGGCGTTGTACGAAAACGTCGAAATTTTAACTGGGCAACGTGGCGATGGTCGTTACCGAGCGGTGACCGAAAAAGATGTGGTTACGCTCAATGCGAAAAACGCGCAATCGAATGTGAATCAAAGCAGCGAATCTTCATCGAGTTTGGTTCAAGTCCCGCATGCACCTCACCATGTGCAAGCCTTTGGTGGGTTTACTGCCATCTTAGTGCAATGGGATACGCCACAATTTAGAGGATTTGCATACGCTGAAGTATGGCGGGCAAATCGCAATGACTTTTCTCAAGCCGTAGTCGTGGCGACAACGCCGGCTAATGTGTTTTCTGATGTGGTCAACGCAGGGAGCCGATTCTATTACTGGGTTCGCTTCATCAATACGAAGAATTTTGCGGGACCTTACCATGGCGTAAACGGGATACTGGGTGAAACCTCGCAAAACATTGGTCAAGTGATTGATGAGCTGGCCGAGCAGCTAAAACAATCCGAGCTTATTCAACTCTTGCAACAAGAGATAAGCGCTAAAGCGCCACAGACTTTGCTGGAACAACTGGATAGTGAGCTGGCGGCTTCTGGAAAGCTGATCGCGCAAATCCAGCGCCAATTGAAAAGTGCGACAGAAACCTTCGCGGTTCAAGTGACTCAGCTTCATGCATCTTCACTGGCAAGAGATGAGGCGCAAGCCGCGTTGAATGAAGCGAAACTTCTTGATGTCTCGACGGTGTTTGCAAATGCAGATCAAGCATTAGCCGAGCGAGTGAATACCGTTGAAGCCGTCGCAGGTAACGCCAAGGCCGCCGCGCAAACCAATGCCCAAGCGATAGCGACCATCAATCAAGATGGGAGCGTGGCATTTAAGGCAATGTGGGGGGCGAAAGCGCAAGCGGGCGAGATTAGCGCTGGGATTGGTTTGATTGCTAAGAGCGATGGCACCAGCCAAGTGGCAGTCAGTGCCAGTCAATTCTTTGTCTACGATCCCAATAAGCCCGGAACCTTAGTGCCGACGTTCGCGATTGATAATGGCGCAGTCGTGATCCCCAAAGCGATCATTGAAAAAGCGACTATTCAGATCCTGCAAGCACAAACCATTGTGGCCGATGAAGTGAAGGTGGGAATCGAAATCGCTTCGCCTGTTATTCATACCGGTCAATTGCGAGGTGGTAACGCAGGATTCGGTGCGGGTGGTCCTTATAACGGCTATCACACCTTTATTCACTCAAACGGCCTCTTACAAACCAACAATTTACAGGCCAATAATGGTTATTTTCGTGGCAACATCGAAGGAACCACCATTAATGGCGGTGTGATCAAAGGGGCGACAATTATCGCCAGCACCTTCTATCAATCGGTAGTACTCTATACCACATTTGGGGATAACGCGACGACCAGCCTCTCTTACCCTTCTGCGCTAGGGGGCGGGTTAGTGGTCACCTCTGAATCGGTTCGTGTGACCTTGCCGGAAACCAGCTACTACAGTGATGGCGCGACCGCTCCGGTGGATTTTTTCCCAGCAGGGGATGTGTCCATTAACACCATGAACCGAGCACGTTACCGCACTATTCCAGATGGAGTATTTAACTTTACGGTGAGGCGGCCAAGAGTGGGGGGCTCTGGTTTTTTACAAATCTTTGTACAGGCCATCAATCTCAGTGGTGGAGTCGTTGCCGAGGCAAGGATTGTCGGAACCGATACCGCCAATGCGGTAGGTACAACCGTAAATGTGGCTGGGGTGAATTTTGCGCTGACTTATTACCGAGGAGGAAGCAGCGGTTATGCTGTCGAAGAGGCGCACATTGCGAGTCGTCGTTCGCTGTTGGGTTCGGGCTGGACTTACTCTGCTTCTCAATCTTTACGCTTTCGGCTGCGTTTAACATCGCTGCACGATGGTGCGGTGATCGTCAACATGTCGGCCTCTATCAATAATAGTATTGACCCAAGGTGATGGCATGATGGTGACAACTGAAAAAGAGCCATATCGCTTTTACTTCCAAGGCGAAGTGACCGACTGGCAAACGTTCAAGGCGGCTTATGATGCCGGAAACATCTCCGATGAACTTTATTATGAGCGATTGGCACTGCGGCAAACGTGGCTTGACGGTCATGAGGTCAATGAAAGGGCTTGGGCGCGCGCTGAACTTGCGGCTACCGATTTTATGGAGTTGCCAACGGCGACCTATCAAGGAGAGCGGTTAGTGACATCGCCAAAACTTGCTGAAATGTTAGCCTATCGCGAAGCGGTGCGACGTTACGATTTACGTGAAGAGTCTCGCCCATTGAGACCAACATGGTTTGTCGATGAGTCTTTATAAACTGTCTTACGAATCGTGGCGATCTCGAGTATTGCCGTTGATGGAACAGACCGAGGAGCGCAACCAGCACTGGTTCGCCAAACAAGTGGATGAAGCCCTACTCAATGGTAGGGCTTCGCTGTTTTTGGTGGAGGAGGGATTCTTCGTCCTTGAGCCCAGTTTGGACAATGGTGAAATGCAGGTATGGGTACTGTTTGCTTGGAGCAATCAAAAAGGTGCGCTTAAGCGCCATTTAGCGACAGTAGAGCAGTTAGCTAAGCGGATAAAGGCCAAGAGGTTACTGCTGAATACTGCCGTGAAAGCTTTGCAAGTAAGCCTTATTGACGGTGGGTTTTGTTGTATCGAAACCGGTGATGTTGAGACTTGGTGCAAGGAGATCTAATGGGTGGGAAAAAAGATGGCCGCGTTCAGGAAACCGCGGCGGAAATCGCCGCTTCCCAAGTTGCGGTGAAAGAGTGGAACTTATACAACACAGAGCTCAAAGCGTTTGAAGATATCTTCATACGGCGAGTGAACAACCTTAACTCAGAGGCCAATATGGCCGACGTGAAACAGGCGGCAGATTTAAATTATCAAAGCGAGTACGGCAAAGCGCGAGAGGCGGCCACTGAGAATCTTGTGGCCTCCGGTGTTGATCCGAGCTCCGGAACATTTAAAGCAACGTTAAGCCGTTTGGCGACAGACCAAACTCTCGCTCAGGGCGATACCGTAAACCGCGCTCAAGTCAATGAGCAGGACAAGTATGTGGTGGGTAAGCAAGATATCGTCGCTCTCGGTGCTGGTCAGAAAGCCGAAGGCTTAGCTGGTATGGAAGAGACCGCGCGGCTCTCTTTGAAAAAAGCCACAAGCGATGCCGCCACAGCGTTTAACCGACGTAGCGCGAATGCTCAGGCTGTAGGGACGTTGGCTGGGATTGGAACCAGTATGTACATGAACCGTGCCAAGCCAGATACGAGCTTTGTAAATGTCGATACTAAGACGCTGAAAGGTCAAGCGGGCATGGATCAGAACTATGTACTCAACAGAGGGTAAGTGATGAGCGTTAATGTTTCAGGTTCGGCGGCCAATAACTACGCCAATATCACTCATGCCATGTATCACGACTGGTTAGAGCGATTTTATCCGCAGCAAAAACAGCTTTTAGAGCAAACACAAAATGGCGAGTTACTGACACAGCAACTTGGCCGAGTTGGAGCCAATTTTTCGAGCGCGCAACAGAGTGCGCGGCTTGCGAATGTTAACCAAATGGCACGTTTTGGGATTGGGGTAGACACCAATTCTAACGATGACGCCAAGCTCTCTCTGGCACAGGTGACGGCCAAGAACAGTTTGCGTGAGAACGAGCAAGAGCGTGCGATGAGCGTGCTCAGTGGTGGCGCAAAGGGGAAATTATCACAGCTTAAAGTGGGGTAATCATGGCATACAGTTTATTGAATTTAGGTGCAGATACCCGCAAACGTGCATTGGCAGGGATGCAAGAATCGGCGCAGCGTGAAGAGCAGCGTAATCAAACCAATCAAAGCCTCAAAGACGCGCAGCGTACCAAGCGTTTATCCAGTGTCACCACGGGTACTGGCATGGGCATGATGGCGGGCATGCAAGCGGGTAGTGTGGGTGGACCCATGGGCGCTGCGATGGGTGCGGCAGCAGGTTTGATTCTAGGGGAGCTTTTCTAATGCAGTTAGATACACGCAGCGCTATTGATGGTGCAATCCGCGGATTTCTGGTCGCAGAAGGTTACTACCAGCGCAAAGCGGATAATGAACGCCAAGCGAAATTGGATGAGCGTAACGAGGCTCGCTATCAAGATGAGCGGTCTAGACTCTCTCAGATTGAAGCCAAGAACGAGCAACGTTATCAAGACGAGAAGGCTTTTCGTCAGGCTGAAACGGAAAAAACCGATAAACGTTATCAAGATAGCCTTAAACGAGAAAATGAGGATCGAATCCAGCGTGATCGACTACTTGATGTACAGGTTGATGCACAGAAAAGTGCAAAAGCACTTAGCCAATACCAGCTCAATCAGCAAAAGAAAATGGCTTACATGCAGGAGAATTTGCCGCTAATTCAATCTGGCCTTAAACGTTACATGGAAACCGGAGAACTTGATCCCTTGTTTGAGCAGGAACACATTAAGGGCAGTGCTTACGACCCGCGCCGTTATACACCTCGTGTGGTACAGGCGGCCTTTGATATCGAATCGACTATGCCTAAAGTGCTTGATGGCTCTATTTCTTACCAAGACTCACAATTCACCAAATCGATGGGCGTGTTGCTTGAGCGTAATGTTAAGCAAGGGATTGGCGATAAAGATCCTGAATCGGGTAAGGTAATTAAGGATAAAGAGTATCTGCGTCATGATTTTGTTGCCGATATTGACCCAAATCGCGAAGGTGATCAGCCGGGCGTGGTGGTCGGTTTGAAAGTGACTTATGAGGATGGCACGACTAAAACCGCGCCAGTAACCGAAAGCCGTTTGGCAGGTAGCCAAGAAGCTGTAAAAGTGATCCCGCTCGATGCGTTAATGAAAGACGTGACAGGCCAAATCCATATGGCTAAGCAGTTTTTTACCAACGAGCACTATGCCAACCTTTTCAATGTGGCAGAGACAAAATCACGCACTGAAATGGATAAACAGTGGCGAGAGGCGGTGACCGAGCTTGAAAAAGACCGTACTGCAGCGCTGAATGATTTGTTGGAGCCGACACCAGAGCAAATTTCCGTGGTTAATGCTCGCTTTGATGAAAGAAAATCGATGATTAATCAAGTGTATGGACGATTAGGTGACAATCAATCCAATCGTGAGGTCGGATCAAATGCCGCACAGGGATGGGCAGGCGAAGACCCACAAAAGCGCCAATTCATCAGTGAGCTGGGGCAATCCATGAATATCTCTGAACTGACACCAGAAGCGTTGGAGCATAACTATCAGCGAGTTCTGACACTAAAGGCGAACCAAGAAGCCGAACTGAAGAAGCAGCAACAGTTAGAACGAGTGCGCCAAAGCCAGCAATCTCAAAAAATTTACGAAGATTCTGGGGTGTATGGTGCCGCTAAGCCAACCGACGGTAGTGATTCGATGAAGTATGGTAGCCACAGCCTACTCAACCGCCATGAGTGGAATACCACACCAAATGGGGAGTTAAGGTTTTAGGGTAAACCTAGTTGAGAGATAAAGTTACACTTAAATCGATAGGATTGAATTTCGTAGTTTATTCCAAATAGGGCGGCGCTGCTTCGGGAGTGTATCGAGTGAAGAACCGCACATGGTAATAAATTCCTGACACTACTGAGGAAAACTAAACAGGATTCTTCTTTGTTTAGCATCCACTTCTTTCACCACAATTTTGACTTGAGTGCCCAATGCAAAAGTGGTGGTTCGGCTAACAATTTTTTGTCTCACTCCATCAAACTCAAACTCTCCGTTTTGGAAGCTAGATAGGGGAACTAAACCTTCGATTCGATTTGATTCTAGCTCAACAAACAGACCAAAATGAGTCACACCAGATACCCGGCCGGTAAAGCTTTGCCCGATGAATGGCTTTATGTAGTGGCACTTCAACGCATTCTCGACCTCACGGCTTACCTCATCCGCCTGACGAGACTGTTGAGAACAATGCACACTTAATTGCTCAATAGCCTTGCTATCATAAGGATAATTTGTTGGCACTCCTGTGAATTGACCAAGCGATTTGAGTTTGATTAGTAGGCGTTGGAATTTACCTTTCGCTTGTTCGCGCAGTTTAGAACGGATCGCTCGGTGAACCAGCAAATCAGGATAACGGCGAATGGGGGATGTAAAGTGCGCATAAGCCTCATAAGCTAAGCCAAAGTGTCCCATGTTTTTAGGAGAATATTCGGCTTGGCTTTGAGAACGTAACAGCAAGGTGCGAATCACATCCCTTTCTTCTAAATCACGGACTTGATCTAAAAGCGCATTGTAATCGTGTGACGTGGGTTTATCACCACCTCCGAGGATTAAGCCTTTGTCGGCTAGCATCATGCGCAGTGAAGTGAGCTTTTTCATCTGAGGGCCGGCATGCACTCGATACAGGCTGGGTATTTTATGCTCTTGTAAAAACTCAGCGGTAGCCACATTCGCACACAACATGAATTCCTCAATCATTCGGTGCGCATCGTTACGAATAACAGGATCGATCGAGGCGATTTTCTTCTTATTATCTAAAGTAAACGCGAGTTCTTGAGTATCAAAATCAATCGCCCCTCTCACTTGACGTTGTCCCAGCAAATTCAGATATAAACGATGCAGGTTGAGCAAGTGTTTCTCGACCTTGTTTGAACGAGAATTGCTCCGTTGGTTCGATTGCAGAATCGTCTCGTTGACCTGCTTATAGGTCAACCGAGCATGGGAATGAATGAGGCCTTCAGAAAACTCCGCATCCAGCATAGTACCTGAATCATCAAAGGTCATCTCACACACCAAGACAAGTCGATCAACATTTGGATTGAGCGAACACAAGCCATTCGACAACGCTTCAGGCAGCATTGGTACGACATATCCAGGGAAATAGACTGACGTCGCGCGAGTTTGGGCTTCGAGATCTAAGGGAGCATTTGGTTGGACATAGTGGGACACATCTGCGATAGCGACAAACAGTTTCCATTGACTATTATCCATCGGATAGCCATAGACTGCATCATCAAAGTCTTTGGCATCATCACCATCTATGGTCACAAAAGGCAGATCTCGGTAGTCAACACGCTGTATTTTGTCTTTTTCATTTACATCGGATCCAAAAGCAAGGGCAGCGCTGAGTATTTCACTATCCCACTGATCATTGATGCCGTGACGACGTAATGCCAGTTTTACCTCAATCCCTGAGTCACCCGGGCGTCCCAACACTTCCATGATCTCAACCGTCGTAGAGTGTTTGTGATCAGGATATTTGGTCACTTGGGTGTAAACCAGTTTACCCACACTTTTGACTGTAAATTGATTTGGATTGACGTGAATGATCTGTGAAAACGTAGAATTTTCTGGTGATAGGTAGAAGTTAACGCCTTTTTTCTTAAGCATACCCACAATGTGTGTCGTTTTTCGTTCAACAATCTTAACCAAACGATTATTTGAACGGCCTTGTTGCTGAGCATCACCTTTTAGAACCAATACAATGTCGCCATCAAACACGTGTTCGAGCTGATGTTTAGGTAAAAATAGGTCTTTTTGATTATCGTCGTACGAGACAAAACCAAAACCATCAGCATGTAGGCTAATTCGACCCGAGACTAACGCGGTTTGATCAACTTTTTGATAGCCTCTTCTGTGTGTAAAGGTGAGTTGACCATCACGTTCCATCGCTCGGAGCCGTTTTTTCAGTGCTTCTTTTTGATTTTTTTCACTTAACCCAGTCGAATGAGAGATTTGTTCGTGACTTAAATAGTGTTTTACTTTATCGAATAGACTAAGAATACAATCTCGACTAGGGATAACGTGATCATAGTGGTTAATATTTATTGTGGGTGCGGATAAGTTTAATTTCATGTGTTTCTCGTTTATTCGCCAACCGCTTTCAATATATAAACCAATTTATATGGATAAAGCACTAGGCGAGGTTGACTCTATTGCGAGTCTATTAATATGAATTCCAGAAAATGGAATAGAAGATTTAGGTAAACATTACCTAATGTTAGATATATACCAAAGGTATTTATACGGAAAGTATTAAATAGATATTAACCGTGACTTATGCAGTCAATGCTGTGAATTTTTTCAAGATAACTTTGGTATATAAACTGAAGAGAAATCAAAAGGATGTGTGACACCACGATAGAGTGGTGTCACATACTGCCTTACAACACTGTTACATCAGCAGCTTGTAAACCTTTTTTACCTTTTTCAACGAGATAAGACACTTTTTGGCCTTCAGCTAGCGTCTTGAATCCAGCCGAAACAATAGAATTGAAATGAACGAAAACGTCATCACCACCATTGTCTTGAGAAAGAAAGCCAAAACCTTTAGTTTCGTTGAACCATTTTACTGAACCAGTTGATTTATTAGACATAGATACCTCTATATTGGATTTTTTGGATTAATTTTTAGCTAATAAGTGCTATTTTATGATTTAGAGATAAATATTTTGTCGCAGGAACGTAAACGAGGGTATCGATGAGGAACTGAGAGAAATGTAGATCTTAAATTAAATAGCTCTCTTCTTAGGAGCTGGTATGCAGTATACCGATAGATTTGAGAATAGCTAGCTTTTTCTTTTTTTATTTTTGTAGTGATCGCTTAAGGTAAAGAGCGCTGAAAGTCATTCGTCGACACGCTGTGTGCTAGCTATACTTTAATCATATGTATAAATGACCTTCATATCGGATATCAATTTTGAATTGTCTATGGATTCACATTTCATGATCAAAGTTGCGATAGAAAAGGATAAGAAAATCTCTATCTATTTCATTTAATCTGTGTATAGTAAGCCTCGTTTTTATCTCGAACTATTCATTCCGCGGTAAGTCTAAATCTCTTCTCGGTATTCTTTTGAGTGACATCGTCATACTAAGATTTAGTACCGTATTTTTTTATTAGATTTTCTCAATGCTTATCACACGAGATATATCTATGATAAATAGAGCAACAGATTGCATCCGTTAAAAATAGTGCTTTACTCATATAACTGTTGGGGTTGAGAGCTATCGCTTTACTTGCGTTTTTAAGGAATGCTTATTTTTAAGATTTAAGTCAAGCCTTAAAGAATATCTAAATGGCTTGCATGTAAATATTAATGTGTAACTTTTTAAAGGTACAACCATGAGAAACAAAAGAGTTAAATTGCCTAAAAAAAATAAGAAAGGCACTTATGAAGCAAAATTCGAAGAGATGGTGAAAGAGTACCATAGAGCGCAAGCTGTTCTAGGAGAAATGTCTGAGGGTTCAGACGAATATACTCAACAGAAGATCCACTGTGATAGCCTATTTGCTCATGCTGAGCGCTTCTTTAGACAAAATCAATAATATTAACTTATTATAGAGCAGCGTGATTGTGGTGTGTAAGTTTTATTAATCTTCACATCATTATCATTACTCAAAGCAACAAGAATCATTTTCAATCTTTATAGGGTTTTTCATTCTACTGTAATTTTGACGATTTCATTGTCGCTTACGGAGAATATGAAACTTTCTTCTAAGTTAAAGCTTAAGGCATCTATGAAGTTATCGAAATGATAAAGTTTATCCCAAGATACTCTATATACAATTTCGTACATTTTACTTTCAATATTAAATACAATACGACTTGTTAATTCTTCACTATAGGCGGAGTATTTTCTGAGGGAAGAACTCCAAGTTTATCTCAATAATTTCATCAAAATAAGATGAATCTTCTCTTTGTTTGTCACTATAAATATTAAACCCTTTACAAGAAATGCCATCAGTTAATTTTAATATATGAGTATAATTATCATCTAAATTTAAATTGAAAAACTTTGATGCGTTCTCTATACATTGAATAATTTCATGATCTTTAGCTGGATGCAGCATAAAACCAACTCAAAAATTTTTATGCTCTATTTTATTTTGAGCATTAAAAAGTTCTAATACTTTTTTATCATCCATAATGCTCATTCATCAAACCTATGAAATTTCAAGTGTGAATAACCTGACTACCTAACGGTTCACGCTCTCTAGCCGTACACACTCTTTAGGTGATATTACATATGTGTGGCTGAGTAATGACGTGATTCTCTAGTCAAATTTTCACAGGGTACAAATTCTTCAGATTTGCTTTTCAATTGGGACCAAAGAACTCCCGATAAAACGACGGCCAAGCTACCGGCTATAACTGTTGCTGCGAAATTTTTGCTTCAGCAGCCTTTAACGCAGAACAGCGTTTGTTCAATAATCTTTGGTTAAAACAAGAAGCACAAGAGCAAGTCTCGGGGTCTTTCCAAAAGGGGCAACGATACTGCATTTCTGTATTAAACAGATCGATCATGGCGTGCGTGAAATCTCTGACGTTTTGAACTTGTCTATCATAACTCCAAAAGTTCACAGGCAAAAATTGCCAAGAAATTATAGGTTTATCAAGATCAATCAACTCTGCGATTTTCCGTTTAGTAGCTGGATATCCAAAAGTGTGGTAGCGTTTCCCATACTAACACCAGTCTATTAATTAAGCCGCTGCCCTTCGGGGTGGCGGTTTTTTTATGCCTGAAATTTGGAGCTGCACATGCAAGACAAGAAGCTATTGGGCGAAGAACTGTCATCAAAATCGACCATTAATGCCTCAACGGATATGAGTCAGTCCGCTTTCTTACCGGAAGGCTTTCAGTTTGAAGCCCCTAAAGTGCCGCAGCGCGACTATGATGTGACGCTGGGTGATACCGCTAAAGCCGTCGGTAGTGGCGCTCTGCGTTCACTGGCTGGCCTTGGTGAACTCTCGGAGAACTTCCTTGGTGTGGGTGAGAGCTTTCGAGATTTGATGTCGTCTGGCTCGGATTATCTGCAAGAGAGCATGACTCAAGATGGCCGTGACGCCCTGAATTCACGTCTCTTTGAAGAGAACGAAAAGGGCAATCCCGCCTTTGCAGAAGGTGCTGCGGATATCGATGTGTGGGCGATGAAAATTGCTGATGGGCTAGGCTCGCTGGCGGCTAACTTTGCAGGTGGTGGCTTTGCCGGTGCGGGTGCAAAAGTCGCGCTGCGCTCAACCATTACTAAGTCGATGTTGAAAAAGGGCATGACCGAAAAGGCCGCGCAAGCCGTGGCTGACAAAGCAATCTCACGAATGGCAGCCACCGGCGCGGGTGCAACGGGTGTAGGGACGTCGCTCGGTGGCGCAAGCATGGATGCGCGTGACGCGGTAATGCAGATGGATAGCTCATGGCTTGCGGATAACTCGGAGTATTTTCAGCAATCCTTGCTCCGGTTTGCTGATGATCCGCAATATCAGGGGATGAGTGCGGCGGAGTTATTCGATCTCGCTAAGGAAGAGACGGCCAGTTATGCCAGCTTGCAAATGTCTACCGACCCGACCGCCGTGGCGGCCTCTGTCGCCGGTGCGATGGGTGATAAGTATTTGTTTGGCGCGTTACTCGGCAAGATGGCTAAAAAAGGTGTGGTTGCCGGTGCGGCGAAAGGTGCGATCACCGAAGGCGGTACGGAGTTTATTGAGGGCTATGGTCAGACTTATGCCCGAAACCAAGTAACCAATGAGGTGACGGGACAAGAGATTGACCCTACGACCGGTGCTTTGGTGGATGGCTTGGAAGGTGCGGTGATCGGTGGTGCGCTCGGTGGTCCTCTTGGCGCTGTCGGTGGGTATCGAGCTAAAGGGCAACCGACTGAGAATACGCCCGCGCAAACGAACTCGCAGAATGTTAGCGATACTCAAGAGCAAGAGATCGCAGAGCAAGCCGCAGATGAAGCGCAAGCGATGCCTAACAATGGGGATGCTCCCGCGCAAACTGCCGCGATGAATGCGGTTGATCCTACGTTGAATCCACAAGGGCAATACGATGAGTTGTTGCAAGGTGCGCAGCAAAGACAAACAGATAATAGCAGGGATGCGGCAATCCGCTCTCGCTTTGCGCAAAGTCGCCAAGCACTGACTGAGCGTGGTGTGTTGCCAGAGCGCAACGCTTACCAAGAAACGATTGATATGGCTCGCGCCGTAGACCCCACGCGGGCTGCGGAGATTGAGCAATTCCTGAAAAGTGAAGAGGCAGACCAAAATCCAGAGTTGACCGCACAGCTAGAACTAGAGTACGAGTCTCTTGCGCAAAAAGGGCGTGATCTCGATATCGACCCGACGTTAACCCAAATTGAACACCGCCAAAACCAAAACCGTTTGGATATGGCCAAGCGTGAAAAACCGCACCAGCGTATCGAGCGCAAGCAGAATGAGTACCAGCTCGATGATACGGTAAGCTCACGCAAAGCAGCGATTCGCGCAGAAATGGAGCCTCAGTTACTCAAGGAAGACCGCAATAAGCCTGAGCTTCTAGAGCGCATGGTAGAACTGGAATACGCCCGCCGCTACCCACTGCCTGAGAAGGAAAAAGCGACCGGCGATCAGGATGATGGCTTAGCGCAGTTTAAGTTTGCCCGTTTTGACCGTGATACGGCGCAAGCGGCGATTGAAGCGAAGGCGCAGGAGAGTAAAAACGCCGCGCAATTGGCCGCCGCACAGCGCGAAAGAGACAGCCGCCCTGCTTCACCGGATGAGAATCCGGCATGGTTTGGTGTGCATCCTGAATCGGGTGAGCGCACGACACGCGCTTTTATGCGTGACTTGGCCAACCAGAAAGGACAGGCTCAAGCTTCTGAGCGCCAAGCCGATCTCGATGCGCGCCGTGAGCGTTTAGGTCAGCCGGTATCAAGCTTTGTGGAACGCCCTAACTCGATGAAAATGCGCGAACAGGGCAAGAAGCCTATCCGTGATTTTGCGGGGATTGCGGGAAAAACATCAAGAATGTCGAAGCGTTTACGCAAGCGCTTAAGTCGTGCTAAAGGCTTTGATACCGATGCGGTTTTAGCGGAATTTCAAAACCATGAGAAGCGCCTCGCCGCCTATGAAGAAGCCGCCCGTCGCCGTGCTGACTATGAGGCGAATCTGCCTGAGAATATCGAGCGTCGTAAGAATGCCGAAGCGCTGTTTAAAGAGTTTGTTAGCGACACTGAGGCGCGTGCCTTTGCTGAGAACGAAATCACTCAGACGATCAAACGAATTAATGCGTTAGTTGATGCCTCGCCACAAGGTTCGGTATTAGAGCTGGACGGGCAAACCAGCTCATTACCGGTTATTAAAAAGCAGATGGCACACAGTGTGCGCAATTTGGCGAATCAGTTTGTAGGTAAAACCGCCGCGATGATGAACGCCGCCGCGCTTAAGGAGGAGGCTAGTACACAGTCCGTAGGAAGCTTGGACGAGCCCAATATCATTCGACAAGCAAAAGCGGTGATCCGCGAGGTCATTGATAACAATGGTGGAGCCAAACCCAAGCTTAAAGGCGTACGCGAAGCTTATCGAGATAAAGGTTTTACCGCAAAGGCGCTGCAAGAAGCGCTAGGCGATAAGTCCCTTGCGGATTTCGAGCGTGAGCAAAAAGAGAGCTATACCGATAAGCTATCTGCTTTATCTGAACCTTCAATTCATTCTGGCCAAGAAGTACCACTACAGTCAAAAGGAGATATCGACCATGGCAACGAGACCTCAAATACAGCAAGACTTGATGAAAGATCTTCGCCGCAATCCGAAGTACAAGAAAATGAGCAACGAGGAACTGACGCCAATCGCTCAAGCGTTAGCGAAGAAGACGCGAGCGCGGGAAGACGAGCTAATGAGTCTAGGCGTACATTACCTGACAGCACAGAGCGAAGCGTATCGAGAGACGCTATTGAACGCCTAGCGCTCGATGAGGTGGATCGCCTCGCCAATGGTACTGCTACACAAAGGATCGCCGCGAATATCGCGGCGATTCGCTTAATGAAGGATCTCACCCAGTCAGGAATGCCCGCGACGCTTGAGCAGAAAAAGGTACTGGCACAGTATGTGGGATGGGGCGGCCTCGCTTCTGTGTTTGATAACACGAACACTTCCAAATCACAGCAAGCCGCGCACCAAGAGCTAAAAACGCTGCTGACCGAAGAGGAATACAACAACGTTCGGATGAGTACCCGTAACGCCTTCTATACCTCAGAGGCCGTAGTGAAAGGCATGTGGAGTGGCGTGAAAGCGTTGGGCCTTGGCAACAGCCCGATGAATGTGGTCGAGCCATCGCTGGGTTCAGGTAACTTTATTGGTTGGCAACCGTCCGACATGCGCGATCAATCGCGCTGGTTTGCCTCCGAACTCGATCCTGTGACCGGCAATATTGCCAAACTTATCTACCCCGAAGCCGATGTTCAGGTTAAAGGATTCCAAGAAACGCCGTTTAAACACGGCGTTTTTTCTTTGGCGATTGGTAACCCGCCTTTTGGCAGTCAGTCTATCCGTGACAACAAGAACCCTGATATTTCAGGCATGGCGATCCATAACTATTTCATCGCTAAATCAGCCAAGCTTTTGCATGAAAACGGTTTGCTGATGATGGTGGTGACAAACCGCTTCCTCGATACGCTGAACAAAAACCACAAACAACTGAGCCAAGAGCTGGATTTTGTCGGCGCGGTGCGCCTGCCGAATACGGCGTTTAAGAGCAATGCCGGTACGGAAGTGACCACGGATATCGTGGTGTTTCGCAAGCTTAAGCAGGGGGAGACGGCCAAGAATACCGTTTGGACTGACGTAGACGGCGAGGTGAACGGTTTTCGTGTTAACCAGTGGTTTGCGCAAAACCCGCAATACATTCTGGGCGAAGTCGCGCAAGGCAAGATGTACCGTGGGGATGAAAGCGAATCGACGGTGAACCCTGTTTCGCAACATGCGAACCTTGAGCAGTCAATCAGCAAAGCGCTGGCCTCACTCGCACAAGGGCAAGATTTAGCGTTAACCCCTGAAACCAAAGATGCGATTGCCGGTGAGGTGATGTTGGCGGAATCCGACCTTGCGATTGGCGGCATGATGGTGAACGCCGACGGCAAGGTGATACGCCGTGGCGACGATCACCCGACGAAGGGTGCTCAGGTGTATGAAGTGACGCCCGATTCGATTTGGAGTGATGATGGCTGGTTGATGAGTCGAGCGCGCCATTTTGTCGAGCAGGGCGATAAAGCGCGCCTACAACAGTTCGCGGACAATGAGTTTCTGAATAAAGGCAAAATCAAAAGTGATTTTACTGGCTCAAAACTCAAAGAGAGCGCGGTCAAGGCGGTGCTGGCTTACCTCACCGGACAGCAATCCAAAAACCAAGCTTTGAACGCGCTTGATGACGCCATTGATAACACGCGCCTTGGTCCTAATAAGTTTCGCAAACTGAAAGCGATGCTGACCATTCGCAATAGCGCACTGGCACTGCTGCGCGCCGAGAAAACTGGTGCGGGGGATATCGAGCGTCTGCGTCAGCGCCTGAACGTGCAATACGATGAATTTGCCAAGGCGTTTGCGACCAAAGGCAGAAACAGTAAGCCCGCGACGCTGACTGAGAGCTTGAATCTTCTCGATGGCGATACAGGGATTGAAGCGGGCTTAGATAGTGTCAGTGACAGCGGCGAAGTCACTAAGAGTGATCTCTTCTCCAAACGCTTGCTCTTCCCTTACAAGCGCCCTGAATCAGCCAGTAATGTGTCGGATGCGGTCAACTACTCGATGCGTGAACGCGGTAAGGTCGATATCGAGTACGTGAGCGGTTTGCTCGGTCTTGGCCATGATGAGGTGCTGACGAAGCTGACCGAAGGTGAAAAGCCGTATTTGTTGATGAACCCTGAAACGCAAAAGTATGAGTTCATCGACGATTACTTATCGGGCAATGTGAAGGCGAAGTACCAAGCGGCGAAGAGCGCAGGGCTAGACACTAACGTGAAGCTTTTGGAAGCCGTGCTTCCCGAAGACAAAACGCCAGAGCAAGTGAAGCCCTCTATCCGTGCAACATGGATTGACTCTGATGTGTTTGAACGCTTTGCCGAAGCGCTAGGTTATAAGGCGACGGTGACGGTTAACCGTCATATCGGGGCTATTTCAGTGTTGGGCGAGTCGGGCGGCACACTCAGTGCATTAGGCTCACAGTTTAAGCATGACCGCGCCACACTGGCGGATTTATTGAACTCTGCGGCCAATGGTAAATCACTGGTGATTTACGACACCAATGGCAAAGAGCGCACCAAAAACGAGAAAGCGACCAAGGAAGTTAACGCGCTGGCCAATAAGCTCGCTTCGACGTTTGTGACGTGGGCGAAAAGTGATGCGCAGATTGCTAAGCAAATCGCCGATAACTTTAACGAGCGGATTAATACCCACGTTAACCGTAAATACAACGGGCGTTTGTACTTGCAAACCGTCGGGATGAACCCTGCGGTCGATATGCGTAAAACCCAGCTCGATGGCGCGCTTCGCATGATCCAGAGTAAAAATACCTTACTCGATCATACCGTGGGGGCGGGGAAAACCTTTACGGCCATTACCGGCATGATGGAGCGTAAACGCCTTGGCCTAAGCAAAAAGCCGATGGCGGTGGTTCCGAACCATATTCTAGGATCCTTCCATAAAGATATTTTGAAGCTCTACCCGTCGGCTAAGGTGCTGGTCGCGGACGATAAAGCCTTTACGGCCAAGAAGCGTAAGCAGTTTTTCTCACGCATTGCGACCGGCGATTACGATGTGGTGTTGATGGGGCATAGCCATTTGCGCGCCATGCCCAATGATATTGAGCATTTCCGCACGGTGATTAACGAGAAAATTGACGAGCAGCGCAGCGCACTGGAAGAGGCGAAAGCCGAAGCTAAGCAGTCTGGGCAGCGTGGGGCGACAGTCAAACAGATTGAGGACTCGATTTCCCGTCTACAAGACAAAATCAAAGAGAAAGAGGAAGCGCTGAGTAAGAACGCTGACCAAATCGGGTTTACCTTTGGGGATTTGGGCGTGGATTACTTGGTGGTCGATGAGGCGCACGAGTTTAAAAACCTGACTTACGCGACACGCACTGACCGTGTAGTGGGGATGAACGATCCGAAAGGCTCTGAAAAGGCGCTCGATTTGCTCATCAAAACCCGCAGCATTCAGGGCTTAGAGAACGGTGGCGTGACCTTTATGACCGGTACGCCGATTTCTAACAGCTTGGTCGAGCTGTACACCATGATGTATTACCTTGGCCACGACACGCTGAAAGAGCTGCAGATGTCTTTCTACGACTCTTTTGCTGGCTCTTTCTTCAATACGGAAATTACCTTGGAATACACGCCAACCGGCACGGTGAAAGAGCGCAGTGTGTTGAAGGGACTCAATAACATGCAGCAACTTTCGACCCTGTATCGTCAGTTTGCCGATGTGATCACCCAAAAAGATATGGTGAACATCTTCCGTCAGGATGTGGAGGCTAAGAACAAGGCGACGGGCGAGAATAAAGCGACTCGATTCCCTATCCCTAATATCAAAGGCGGCAAACGTCAGCTTAACATCGCACCGGCGACCGAAGCGCAGCGCGAGTACAACGACTATCTGATTGCCCGTATGGAGGCGTTTAACCAGCTCAAAACCCAAGAGGAGCGGACAGCTTACGCTAAGATTGATAACCCACTGTGGGTACTGACCGATGCGAAAAAAGCCTCGCTCGATGTGCGCTTGGTGGACCCGACCGCACAGCGTGACCCAACAGGGAAAGTGGCTCGCGCCGCCGAGCGGATCAAATCGATTTACGACCAGTGGCAGGACGATAAAGGTACACAACTGGTGTTCTCCGATATGGGGACGCCCGCGAAGTACGCGATTGCAACGGTGAAATCAGACCTGAAAAGCTTGGCGGAAACGGTCTTAGGTAAGGGCAAAGCGGCAGCGTTTATTTCCAGTCGTTTGGAAATCTACGAGGTGGAAATGCCTTACTCGCAAACGCTAAAAGAGTTGGGTGATAAGGTGAACGCTCAAGCGGAAACCGGCGAGATTGATGCTGACCAGTACGAGAAGCTGGAAGAGCAGATCCGCGAACTGACCGCCTCTACCATGACGGCGGATACCGGCTTTAGTGTGTACGATGACCTGAAAGCCTCGCTGATGGAAAAGGGCATTCCCGACGATGAGATTGCGTTTATCCACGACTACAACACCACGTTGAAAAAAGAGGCGCTGTTTGATCGCGTTCGCCGAGGTGAGGTACGGGTATTGATTGGCTCATCGATGAAGATGGGCGCGGGAACCAACGTGCAAAATCGTTTGGTGGCCTTGCATCATATGGATGCGCCTTGGCGTCCGTCTGATATGGAGCAGCGCGAAGGGCGAATTGTGCGTCAGGGCAATGAGTTTTACCAACGTGCCGCGAACGCGGGTAAACCGGAAGGCTTTGAGGTTGAGTTGATTGCTTATACCACTCAAGGTTCGAGTGACCCAGTGATGTGGCAAATCCTAGAGCGTAAAGCGGGCGCGATTGAGCAGTTCCGTAACGGCGAGTTAGATCAGTTTGTTGAAAACAGCAATTCGGATGCGGATAGCTACGCGGAGTTTAAAGCCGCGTCAACCGGCAACCCTATTTACCGTTTGAAACTGGAATCGGACGCTAAGCTGTTGGATTTAGACAGCTCTTACACGGCGCAAGCCAGCTCGATTGGCGCGGCCAAGCGTTTTGTTGAGCGTTTTGACGATGAGAAAGCCGCGATTGAATTGCGCCTTGAAACGCTGCGTAAGGCTGATATCACTGAGTTTGATGCCGAGGCGTTCACCACGCTGTACCGTGATGCACAAGCCGATTATTTAGCGGCGGATAATGAATACGATGCGGCGATGGCGATTTACTCTGAGCTGGATGCGAAAACCCGCAAAGAGCGCGGCTTGAAGAAACCGCAAAAGCCTAAGCGACCAATGATCCATGAACTGGATGATGAGTATTCCATCGAGCTGAATAAGGCCATTATTCAGCCCGCGATTGCGGCGATCGAGCAATCTCGGCGTTGGCAAGGGGAAATCAAGCTGGGTAAGCAATTGGGCTTGGTGATGGACGTGGATTATTTCACCCATGAGGGAACGAAAACGCCTCTGATTGACGTGCGCTTGGTGGATGGCAAGGGTAAGACCATCGACTATATGGCGCGAGGGATGCAAAGCAGTTCGATTGTGCAATCGCCTAAGCTGATGAATGCGCTGCACCTTAATGCGATTGCCACGGCGTTAAATGGCGAGCAAGAGCGCTTCGAGAGAAAGCTGCAAAGCTTGCAAAGTACGCTCAAGGATTCGCGCCAGATTGCCAAGATGGATATCACCGCGCTCAAACAAGAGCTGGATGAGGCGAAAAGCCGCAACCTGTGGTTGTCGGTAGAAGCCTCGATGGCCGATATCAAAGAAGAGCTACGCCGCAGTGAAACGCCCAACAAGTTTGTTGACCGTGAAACGCTGCGCAAAGTGAAGCGCTCCACCTTTGACCCGAACTCTATCCGCCCTGAAACGGTTGAGCATAACGGCCAGCGTTACCAGACAGTGGGTGTGCGCATTCCTTATCCCGGCTGGCAATACGATTCAGTGATGCCGGCGCTCGATGCTAACGGGGATTATGTGCATCTTCTTCTTTCACACAACTCAAAAGTGGGGGAAGCGCCGGTACTGTCTGAGGTGATACCGCAACCGACTCAAACGCCCAAAGCGGAGTATGCGTTTTTAGCTGAGGCTAAAGCGCGCCATGAAGCGCGCCAAATTGAAGAGGCCAAACGCGAGATAGGCTCGCCAGTGGATGAGCCGTCGAGGGATTCAGCGGCGAGTGATGGCGTCGTCTTGTTTAGTCGTACCAGTACGAATGCAGGGCGTACCGGGGTGAAAACCGGAAAGATAGCCGGTGGTATCACTGTGAAACGGAGCACCATTGATGCGGTGACTCGCACGGCGCTCGGCAAGCTCGGCCTCAAAAACTTCACGCTCCGCTTTGAGACGGTGGATACGGAGGCGGATCTTCCTGATTATGTAAAAACAGCCATAGCCAAGAATGATGCCCAAGGCGAAGTGTACGGGCTTTATGACATCAAAGAGCACAAAGTCTGGTTGGTCGCTGAAAAACATAATTATGCCTCAGAGGTAGAAGAAACGATTTTTCACGAAGTGGCTGGTCACGTTGGATTAGCGCGATTGCTCAAAGAAGGCAAGGCGCAACCGGATATGAATACCCTAGCCTTAAGGTTAGGCGGCATCAAAGGGATTCAACGGCTTGCAGAGAAAAATGGTGTGGATTTAGCACCTTACTTAAATTCCGCGCAGACGCTCACTAAGGCGGATGCCGAGGAAATTCTGGTACAGGAGCTGGTGGCGCATCTTGCTGAGCAGCAAAAGTTTGCGACCCCAATTCAACGTTTATTGGCGAAAGTACGCGCTATGCTGCGTTCGTTATTTGGTTTTATTTACTCCCCTGAGTTTAACAATAATGAATTACTCACCTTGGTGTTCAAAGCAAAGGAGCAGCTAAAAGCGCCACCGCCAAAAGATAAGGTGACAAGACCTGAGAATAATACGCTGTTTTTCTCTCGCTCAAGATCGCAGGGCGTGCCAGCGGATACGGCCTCTACATCATACCAGATGAGCGCCGATGAGGCGCTGGCACAAAAGCAAAACGCTTTGGTGAGTAAAATCAAACAGGCGCTGTATGGTGTACCGGTGATTGGGCAATCGCTCGATGCGCTTGGCCGCAACAAATACGCGATGTTGACGCTGCGCCAGATGGGGGAAGTCTCCACCGTTATTGATAAGCCTTTGGGCAAGATGATTGACGCCTACCAAGATGAAATCAACTCTATGGTGGTGACACAGAACATGCTGGCCGAAGAGGCGGCCAAGATGGCCGAAGACCTGAGCGATTGGGCTAAGGCGAACCCGAAAGAGGCGGATGAACTCTTTGCTTTTGCGCATGAAGCGACCTTGGCGGATGTGGACCCGTCTGAGGCGTTCCAATCCCGCGAGGAAGAGCTGAAAGAGAGTATTGCTAAGCAAGAGCGGATTTTGAAAGAAGAGGGCGGCTTAAACAGTGAACGTGGCTCTAAGGCCTGGAAAACCCTTCAAGAAGAGCGAGAGCTTTTGAAACAAGAGCCAAACCGCCGCAAGCGCCATGTGGAGTTACGCCCCAAATTTGCCCGCCTCAACGCTGAGCAAAAGCGCCGCTATCGCCAGATGCGCGATCACTATCGCGCTCAATCTGAGCGGATGAATAAAGCGCTGGAAGAGAACATTGTACGAGCGGTGTTTGATGCCAAGATCCGCAAAGCGATGCTGGCCGAGTTGCGCCAGCGTCACGAGCGCGCCGCCAAAGGGTTGTACTTCCCATTGTCACGCCACGGTGATTATTGGATTGACTTTGCCGATGAGAACGGTGAACGCCAATTTATGATGTTTGAAACCAAAGGTGAAATGGAACTGGCCGCCGAGAAACTGCGTAAGGCTGGCTTTTCTCTCAACTCTGGTATGAAAGCGCAATTTAATGCGGTGCAGAAGGCGTCGCTGCCGTTTGTGGCCGATGTGTTGCAGTTGGTAGAGCAAGCGAACATGCACACACCGGCGAAAGAGTCGCTGAGTGATGAGATTTACCAGATGTATTTGCGCACGTTGCCCGCTCGCTCGATGCGCCGTAACTTCATTCACCGCAAAGGCGTTGCCGGTTTTAGCCAAGATGCGGTGCGAGCACTGGCTGACCAAGGCTTTAGACAATCGCGTCAGCAGGCTCGCCTCGACCATATGGATATTCTGGATAACCACCTCGATAGCATTCAGAAGTACGTGCATGAGCTGCCGAACAATGTGGAAGCCGACCGTGTAGTGGAAGAGTTGAACAAGCGCCATGAATGGGTGCGCAATCCTTCCCGCGCTGGTTGGGCGCAAAAACTGACCAGTTTGGGCTTTGTGTGGATGCTGGGTTTAACGCCTGCCGCAGCACTGGTGAACTTAACCCAAAACCTTCAAGTCGCCCTGCCTATTTTGGGTTCCCGCTACGGTATGGCGGAGTCTTCCAAAATGATGAGCCAAGCGACGGCGCAATACCTGAAAGCAGCATTTACCCGAAACCGCCCGAAAGGTCAGGGGATATTGGGAAGCGTGCTCACTGGTGGCGAGAAAGAGGCGATGCGCCGTGCGGTTGCGCAGGGCGTGATTGATGTTACGCAAGCGGCAGACTTAGCTGGTTTGGCAGAAAACCCCAACGCGAAGTATTCAGGGACTTGGAATAAAGCGATGAACATCATTGGTTGGGCTTTCCACCATGCCGAAGTGTTTAACCGCGAAGTGAGCTATATTGCGGCCTATCGTCTTGCTATGAAGAAACACGGCGACCATGAAAAGGCAATCGCGGATGCGATTAAAGATACGTGGGATAGCCATTTTGACTACTCATCGATTAACCGTGCGCGCTTTATGCAAAGCGATATGGCGGCGGTCGCCCTCCAGTTTAAGCAGTACAGCCAGAACATGACTTATTACTTGTGGGCGAACATAGCCAAAGCGTTAAAAGGGGAGACGCCCGAAGTCAAATCGATGGCACGTAAACAGCTTTTAGGAACGCTGGCCTCGACCTTTTTTATTGGTGGTGCGGGTGCGTTGCCATTGTGGGCGATCACCACGGCGATTGACGCGGCGCAAGAGATTGTGGGGGATGACGACGAGCCGTTTGATGCGGAAACTGAATTAAAACGTATGCTGGCCGAAGCATTTGGTAAAGAGAACGCAGCGTTAATCTGGCATGGTACTTTACCGAGTATTTCTGGCCGTATCTCACTTAATGATTTGTGGGTGCGCAGCATTAACCGTGATGTGGATGCCTCCACCGCGTATGTGGAATACATGAAGCAAGCGTTAGGACCGGTGATTGGTGGTATTGGTGTTTCATGGGCGCAAGGCTTATCCGATATTTCTAACGACCAATTTGCTCGCGGTATCGAGCGTATCCCGCCGAAAGCGATTAAAGATGTGCTTAAAACCGCTCGATACATCAATGAAGGTGGCGTGACGACGAAGAACGGCGACGAGATTGTGAGTGATCTAACGGCCTTTGAGCTGCTTGGCCAAGCGTCTGGTTTTGCGATTGGCCGTGCGAACCTTCAGTATGATGAGAACAATGCGATTAAGAACTATGAAACCTTTATCGTTAAGCGCCGCCAAAGCTTGATGAACGCCTACTACACGGCCTATCGCCTGAAAGATGGTGAAGCAATGAAGTCGGTGATGGTGAAGATCCACAAGTTCAATCAATCGCAATATGGTAAGCGCAACCCTATCACTAGTGAAATCTTAAGGCAGTCGCTGAAAGTGCGAGCTCGCAAGCGTTCAATTACGCAAAATGGAGTTCAGGTGAACCCTAAAATGAATTCGCTCGTTATGCAGTATGACTATTTCTGA